ATTTACTACAGACCCTAGTATTAGAACACTAGCTACTATCTCTAATGAAGTTATTGAGGCTTTTTGTAAGGGTACTACTCTTGTAGAGTTCCCTATTTATGAGAAGAACATATATACTAGAGGGGAAGTAGTTAAACTAATTAATAAACAGAGAGTAGATGGTTATTCTGATAGTCTCTTTTATCAACAGCATAGCCAGTTAACATCTAGAGAGTTTCATGCTCTTTGGTTGGAAGAACATTTAACTTAAACCCCAATAATAAATGAAAAGAGTACTATTAGTTTTGATTATGTCCTTAAGCTTTTATGCGTGTGACAAACAAGAAGGAGAATTATACAGTCCAATACCAGAGCATGTTAAAGCCATGTTAGGTATGGACACCAAGTACCAAGCTAGGGTTAATGAACCTGCTGAACCTTGGTGTACTGGTATTGATTCCAATGGATGGAATTATGTAGTATTTGAATACCAAGGAAACTATTATAGTGGAATGTGGGGTTCAGGTAGTGATTACCAACAGACTCTATTAGGACCATCTACAGTATCAGCAGATAATGCTTGTAGTGTACATGGCAATGGAGCATGGTCAGGGTTGGCTATGTCCGACCAAGATATATTATTTAAACTTTAAATTCAATTATATGAACAATTTGTATTACGCAGTAGTAACAGTAATAGTATTAGCAATGTCAACAACAACTGATTCACCACCTCATACACATGATGTATGTACACAAGAGTGTAACTTACCTGATTTAGAAGGTAATGCTGGAGGTCTTTGTACTCTCGTTGAGTATGGTATGGGATGGATAAGTCATGTAAACTGCCCACAACACCAATCTTAATCTATTAATCTAAACCACTAGGGAAGATTCATGCAACACCATGAATCAAAGTCGGGGGGCTAAACCTAGTGGTTTTTTAACTCTTACTACTAGAGACAAGCATTATTTAGGGTAATGCTGCCTAGGGAGCACGTCTCTAGTAGATATTAAAACCTATTATAATTATGTTAAGATTATTCATCATAATTATACTGTACATAGTTGCCGTCCAAGGGATAGCCGCTAATCAAGTCGATGTGGTTCTCCCTGTAATAGAATATAGTGGAGTCCAAGTCGCATCTATACCGCTTCCCCTTATAGTTAGGGAAGTAAAAGAGCTTAGTTACAGTATAATGGCTTATGGTAGTACTACTGACGGAGTAGGCTACGAGCCACAGCCTAAAGAGCCAGACGAGCAATCAAACCTTTAACTATAACAAAGCTCTACCACTGATTAATCAATGAACCGATTTAATTAATAGTGAAGTGGTAGGGCTTTTAATACAAAGAACCAATGGCAGTAAATATACCAATTACCATACGTAAGTCAAAAGCTTATGAAGACGATCAAACAGTAGGCTACCTTATAACATATCTTGAAGATAAGATTAAGATAGGTACTGCTCTTATAAATATTGCTTCCTCAATGCAGGGAGAAGAACAAACAATTAAAGATACTACTCGTAGAAGTGGTATGTTTACAGAACTACTAGGTGATTTAAAAACATATGACTTAGAGGATAAACTTCAAACAGTCTATAAATGCACGAACACCACAGAGAAACAGTAGAAGCAGTAACCGTAGTAATGCTATGGGTACTAGGTATACTAATAGGAATATACTTCCTAGCAGTAATTATAATGAAACTAAAACAACTATTTAAATAATACTCTTATGAACAATATATCAATAGCATTAGCAAGTAATACAGCACCCTTTTCAGTAGACAACAACATGTACATGTCTACACTAGGTATTAAGAAACTATTAACAGCTACCTTTCCTAATGTAGGGAGAGTAGACACACAAGACACATTTGTTACTATTAAAGTAGGTAGAGAAGAGTTTACTACTACTTACCAAGAGTTAATAGCAGACAAGGTATCAAAGCATTTATTAAAATTTGCTGAACCATTAATGGTAGCACGATGTTACCGAAAAGCATACGATTTCTTCTATTCAGAATAGGATTTATCGTATTTTTGCAACCCGAACAGTCCTTTATGGTATATCCACTTATCGAAGGGCAAGCGTGCCTGAGAACCTCGGTTTTTAATCCACACTTTGATAATTGGACTGTTCTTTTAACTAGTAATAACAAGTAAACCCATATTAAGATGAAAGTATACGTACAAGATATTGCAGCTAATCCGTTAGCTAAAGGAGAGAACTCTAGACATTATAGAAGGATATTACATCCTAAGCCTAACAGTGCTTTTGCAAGTAGAGTAATGGCTTATAAGAGTTATTTACTTAGAGAGCATAATGTGTTTAGCATATCAGAACTAAGTACAAAGAAGAAGTTTGAGCCAAAGAAGATAGCACAAATACAATGGGCTGCTAAGAGCTTTGCCAACTTCAAAGGATATAATTAACCAACACCTTTAATAGTTACTGCTATTAAGGTAAGGTGGTGTAGAACGTCAAAAGAGCTACACCACCTTTTAAAAACTATTAAAGATGATGCAACAAGGAGACATACTTAAAGTATATGACAATAGCGGTCTGATACAATACTACGCTAAAGTAGGAACAAGCTTTAGTGTAGCTTTATATGAATTACGTAAGAGTAGGATGGTATCACAGATGATAGACCTTACTCAAGTAAAGACAACACCAATGGACACTAGTGCTTTTAACTATGACCGTATTAAGTACAGTTTAGATCGTAATAAGTACTATAATGATGCAGCTTATGAAATAGAAATGAGTAGACCTAAAGACAAGTTCAAAGGTAAGTTATGTGCATACCATAATAGAGCTCATAATGTCTTTATATTTATAGCAGGTGAAGTAGGGTATATCAATACAGATACTAAGAGGTATAACAAGGGGATGCACCCTTATGATGGTACTGATTTAGTTCTTGTAGATGATTCAGGTTCACAGTATGCGTGGTTTATGCATATCTTAACTACTAAGAAGTATAAGTCACAACATAGGTTCTTTAGTGAGCAAGGTAACCAACAGAAAAAAGCTCTTAGCTTAGACCATGAAGGTAAAGAACTAGTTGATGGTGTATTATATAAAGCACAAACTATTAATAAGCCTTACTACTTCATGCATAATTGCGAAGGAGTACTATGGGATAACCATGATAACTATACTGATGCCTTATTAAACAAAGGAACACACAAAGGTTCGGCTACTAAAGTTATTGAAGGTACTGAGACTTATGATTGGGCTATATCTTGTTTACATGCTAAGAAGTACATGATGGTACAAGAAGCTAGAGATTATGCAAATAATGTAGAGTTTAAATGGGATTTAAAAACTGATAGAACTATGTTTAGAAAAGGAGAGTATATAGTTATTACTAAGAGTACAGTATCTAACTGCTTTAAAGAGAACTATTGTTTTAAATTAAGAGAGAGTTCTAACCGCCTAGTAGTATTACAGGATTGTGATGGGCATCCAAATGGAGTAGATTTTATAAAAGCTACCAACAAGCACAATTGGCGTTACGCTACTACTGATGAAGTAGCAGAGTATATTAAACAAGGTAAGCCTTTTGATACTAGTATTGAATATGTAGACTTTGAGGAAGATATGTTTAAGAAAGGAGAGTATATAGTTGTTATTGTTTCAGCAGGTAGTCCATTTGAGAAGGGCTATTGCTTTAAACAAAGAGAGACTTTCGAGTACCTTAGAGTAGAGAAAGATACTGCAGGGCATGAGAATGGTAGACAAAGTATAGGTGCTAAGAGTAATCATAATTGGAAGTACGCTACTACTGATGAAATAGCTATGTATGATAGGTATGACAAACCGTTTGATGTTACAGAAATGCCAGACTTTGGGGTAATAAGTAAGTTTAAGAAAGGTGCTTACATAGTTATTACAAGCTACTTAGGTAGGAACTTTAAAGAGAACTATTGTTATAAACAAAGATGTTATGCTCCTTGGCTTAGACCTGAATTAGATTCTAGTGGTAGTGCTACAAATGGCACGCAGACTGTATCTTTCAATAATAGTAAGCATTGGAGGTGGGCTAGTACTGAGGAATCAAAAGAGTATGATAACCACGGTAAACCTTATAATACCCTTGAACCTAAACAAGATGAAACTATGGGATTTAAGAAAGATGAGTACATAGTAATCATAGGTAATAGGGGGCACTTACATGGAGACGTATCTAAGAACACAGTATATAAACAATACGACGAGAACGCCTATCTTAATATATATAAAGATAATGTTGCTGATAGACATTATGTTGATGTTGTCTTATACGAGGATAGAGCTAATTGGAGATATGCTACTAAGCCTGAGATAAAGGCTTATGATACGGACGATAAGCCTGTACCATGTGACCCTGTCGCTAATACGTTTCCTACATATACACATAATATTAGTGTAGATGATATGGTAAGTATATCAGACCAGATAATACAGTGGGATGGTTGTACTGCTAGTATTACCTCTTTAATAGATACAACAGGAAGAGTAACAAGAGTTTGTCCTATAGGTATTACTATATCAGTTAGAAACGGAAAAGGTACAGTTATGTTACCTGCTGAATACCTAATTAAACTAGGTTCAATAATAGGTGAACAGCTTGTACTCCCTAATGCGAAGAATGATACAGAGAGACTAAGACAACAAGAGAAAGCAGTTAGGTTTGCTGTTGCGTATGGAGGTAGTAAACCTATGATAGCTGCAAGTTTGCCAACTGGGTTTGGTAAGACGTGGGCTACTCAACATCATTTAAATACAATAGGATTCGGAGAAGGTATAAAGGTAAGATTACCACCATCAACACACCTTATGCCGCTTACATTTTCAACGGAGTCAACTCCTGAACAAACAAAGAAGAGGGTAATGAAGCACTTACTAGAAGATAAGTATGCTGTAATAGAACCCGAAGAGATTAAACCGATTAAATATTAATAAATAACAAGTAAAATTAGATTATTATGAACACAAATGAAGTAAGTACAGGAAATGGAAACAACGAAGAAGTATCAATCTATGCTAAGGCAGTAGCAGCTGTAATGGCTCTATTAAAGTTAGATGATGCTGGTGTAGTTAGTAAGTACATTAAGGCTCAGGTTAAAGACCTAGAGAGACAAATTGCAGGTATCAAGATGAAGGCAGCAAACTTTAAGTTTGTTAACTCTGAAACTTTAGTTATCTTGGATGAAGATATTGAATCAGCGGAAGGTGCTGTTGATATTTCTTACATCAATGTAGATGTAGAAGCTATTAAAGAGAATAGTAGAGAGTACATGGCACACCATAGTGAGGTTATTGATGAAGCAGAACAAGCTCTTGTTACTCTTAAAAAACGTAAAGAAAATTTAGAGAAAGAAATCGCTGAAACGTTAGAAGGTTACAAGAAAGACACTATCAAGTTAGAGAACAGACTTGCTAAAGTATTAAGAAAATAGTCCTAGAAAGGCTAGAGTGTATGGTATTGGAAATATGTGTTGAGTCTATTTCTGAGGGTGGTTCGAGTCCACCCTACTCACAACTCCGCTGTATTCTATTACAGGGGAACAACAAGTCCTATCATTCTAGTAAAGTACTAGCCTGTATAGGTTATAATAATTATTGTAGTACAGCCTAGCTAGTCGATTTAGCTAGGTTTTTTAAAACTTTATAAGATATGGGAGTAATAACAATTACAACAAGTAGTAAGGACAACAACATTTTAGACTTCAATGTAAAAACAACAGGTATGCACATACATGAAGTAATAGGGGCATTGACTATGGCTCTTACTCAAAAGACCCAAAGTGTTATAACCCAAGAAATAACAAATAAACAGATGTAAGTTAGCGATAAGTCTGAAAGTTAAGAGAAGTAGTGAGTAAGTATGTGAAAGTCTTTGAGCAGCGATAAGCGACCAGTCTCGAGAGGTAACTAGTAGTACTTCTTTCTCCTGTGGCTCTACTAGTGCAGGAGCTACTTCTCTTTTTATTAACCATTAAACATAAACAACATGGAAATAATCATTTTAATTATAGTACTTGCTATCCTAGAGGGACGGCATGATGGAATCATTAGTAGAATACAAGACCCTTATAGTACTAGACTCATTAAAGCATGGCATAGGCTATCCTTTATCTATAGAGTTATAGTAGTAGGGTACATATTGTTCTTATATATGGGTAGAACCATAGATATACAGTATGGGTTAACCTTATTCTTTATAGGCTTCTTATATAAGTTTATCTTTGATACTACACATAACCTGTACAGAAATGAAGCTATATGGTATATAGGTACTACTTCTGATATGGATGACTTATTAGGTAGAATAGTAGGTAAAGCACCAAAATTATACTATCTAGTATCCTTTGTAGTTATAGTAAATATAGTAATCATTTATTTTTAATCTAGATTCCCCCTGTAATAGAATATAGCGGAGTCGTAATATCCCTCAGTACATGGTAGCAGTAACATTAGTAAACAGAGACGACATTTATCCCCAAGAGTATAGAAACTTACCTTTGGATGAAATAGAGTTAGGACACATTCTTATGAACGCAGATACACTAGCATCTTCTAATGAGATACGTTTCATAGATCCTGATGGTAAATCAAAGACCTTGAGATAACATGAGTGAACACTTATTTGTCATAGACGAATCACCCTTCTATTCTAAAGATGTAATAACAAGACCGTTCTTACAAGAAGTAGATGTAGCAGAAGGTGATGGTATGGTCTTAGCACGTAAGAGAAGATTTAAGAAGGACGAGTATATCAAATTTATTATAAAGAATAAGTTTGATATAACCGCCTATTATAAGCTATCTAATATAGCTAAGACAACAATGCAGTTCATAATATATGATTGCTTGGATTATAATACACCTACCTTTATCCTTGTGGCTAAAGACTTGGCTATGATACTGAACATAGATACCTCTGTAGTACACAAAGGTATTAGACAGTTAATCAAAGAGAAGTACATAGCAAGGACAAAGACTAAGAGTGTATACTGGATAAATCATAATAGATACTACAAGGGTAACTATATGATAGATAAACACATAATAAAAAACTAGCTAATGGAGTTTACAAGCATGAGTGGGAATAAGACTCCCAAGAAGAAAGCCCCTACTAATATCTACATAGCTCAGACTAGACCTCTACGTAAGAAGTCTAGACCTAAGAAGGTAGAAGATATAGAGGTAACCCATGAGGAGATTATCCCTAAGAGAAGAGTGGTAACCAAAAGGAAATCTGTAGTATTTACCAAAGATATATACTACATGATACAAGCTTACCCACAAGACGTAAAAGATATACTTAAATCTAATACCATAGTAGAGGTTAAAGCACAACAAGCTGATACCCTATTCATATTTGATGATAAGTCCTCTATGAGGGTAAAGGAAGATAGTATTGGAAAGAGAAAGATACTCAGAGTAGTAATCAAACAAGGAAAGAAAGAACTATTAAACACAGTATTGAATAGATGACATTTACAGAAGACCAAAACAACGCATTAGCAGGGATGGTTAAGTGGTATAACACACCACCTAAGACAGACCACGATTACTTCTGTACCCTAGATGGTGCAGCAGGTACAGGAAAGACTACAATATCTAAAGAGTTTATTAGACTCATTGGTATATTGCCTAGTAAGATAACTGTATCAGCTCCTACACATAAAGCCAAGAAGGTAATTGGTAGGAGTACAGGACTTAAAGCCGAAACAATTCAGAAACTTTTAGGGCTTCGTCCCAATACGGAGTTAGAGAATTTCGACATAAATAGACCCCAATTTGACCCAAAAGGAGAGCCCTCAATACGTTATATTGAGTTATTGGTATTAGATGAAGGCTCTATGGTGAACAAGCACGCATTTGACCTTATTTTGAAGTATTGTAAGAAATGGAAGGTAAGAGTTCTATTTATGGGTGATAGGTATCAACTACCACCTATTGAAGAAGATATCAGTAAGGTATTTAGTCATGTTAAACATAAGTTTACTTTAACTACTGTAGTGAGACAAGGAGATAACAATCCTATGACCCCTATTTTAGTACAGCTTAGAAAAGATATTGACGATGGTACTGCTTATGGTTTAGAAATGTTGACTACAGCTAAGGCTCATGTAATAAATGGTAAAGGATTTAGATGTTTATCTGAAAGTCCTAACCCTAAATGGGATGGGACATTCCTTGATGCTATGTTAGAGCTATATCATTCTTCGGAACATGAAGTAGATACAGACTTTATGAAGTACCTAGCTTTTACTAACAATTCAGTAGAATCTTGGTCAGAGCAGATTAGAAGACACGTATTAGGTGTAGACTCTGATAAGCTTCTTAACCCAGGTGAGAACCTATTAGGATATAGTCATATTGTAGACTATAGAAGTAAGAGGGTTATATTAGGTAATAGTGAGAACTATAGCGTAGTACTTGTTGAGTCTGGTAAGAGTAGCCAAGGTATTAAAGGTTTCCATGTTACAATAGAGAATGAAGAAGGGTTTAGAAGTGAGGTATTTATAGTAGACCACACAGACATTACTCATTATCGAAATGCCTGTAAGCAGAAGCTTAAGCTAGCTAAACAGAACAAAGGAGCATACTGGGGATACTTCTATAGGTTTAAGGAAGCACACTTATTGATGGTTAACGTCTATAAGACCGCTGATTGTCCTAGAATTGGAAAGAACCTACTAATTGGTAGAGATTTATACTACAACTATGGTAACACTACCCACAAGAGTCAAGGTTCTTCATATGGTAATGCTGCTGTTAACTTAGTAGACATTTGGAAGATACAAGACATATCCATGAGAGCAAGGCTAATATATGTAGCTATGAGTAGAACCAAGAACATCAATTTGATATTGGTGGAAGCGGATGAATAATCCTGATATTTTTACTCTTATCTCGCCTACAAAGGTTATCTTTGAAGAGTTCAGAAAATGGTTATTTGGTAAACTAGGGAAGAATGTTAATAGCTTCAAAGCCTTTAGCAGCTACCCTAACTTTATGAAGACACCATATCTGATACAGTTCTTAGAAAGTAAAGGAGTTAATATATTAGAAGCTGCTTGTTATTACAACTGTAAGAGTAGTAACCAAGCTAGTAGCTTTGATAACTTAATGACTTTCTTAATAATAGAAGAGTTTAAGAGAATAGAAACTAAAAAAGTAATAGATTATGTCCCATTTTAAAGCAGAAATGCTACCCAATAAGAAGGTACTCATAAGTAGTAGTACTTATGGAGTAGCCAAGATGTTGGATTTTAGTAAGGTAGATGATGTATACCCTTCTGAACTACTAGCTGTAGAGATAGTTAGGAGATTGAATCAAGAGGATGCCTTAGAATACATGGATGAAGTAGAGAACAAAGAACGTATACGTTGTATTGTTAGTGTCTTCTCTAGTGTAAGAACAGATTTTCAAACTAATACCACATGAACATAACTTTTATAACCAACGAGAACTCCACCCTATCATATTACAGGGAGAACCACTTTTACGGCATTGACGCAGTTAAGGATAACTTAGCTACCTTCAATGACTTCGTAGAGTGGGCTGAGAGTACAGATGGTGATATAGGTTTTGATGTTGAATCTAATGGATTAGATGCTTGGAAGAATAGTACAGTACTGTATATCCTAGGTAACGAAGATAGACAGTTTGTATTCCATAGTAAGTACACAGACTTTGCTAGATACTATAGGTATCTATATGAGACTGATAGGTGGTTACTAGGGCACAACATTAAGTTTGATATTAAGTTTGGTTTCACAGAGTGTGACATCAGGTATACTAAGGTTAAAGATACTATGCTTGCTGAACAAAGACTTTACATGAAGTCAGGTATCAGTATGGGCTTAGCAGGTTTAGCTTATAGGTACTTAGAAGCTTATCCTGCCGAAATGGATAAGACTATTAGAGACGAGTTCATAGGGTGTAATGTACTTACCTTCAAAGTAGAGCCTAGACATGTAAGGTATGCAGCAAGTGATGTTATTCATTTGTTTCCTATACATGAAGCTCAAAAGAAGAAGATAACCCAGTACAACCAAGAGTTGTTAATCTATGGCATAGAGTTCCCTCTTATACCTATCATAGCAAAGGCAGAGCTTACAGGCTTTGTATTTGATATAGATACGTGGATGGAGATATACTATGTTAACTTAGAGGAAGCTTATAGACTTGATTGCGTTATGGACGTTGAAGTTAGACGTTTAAGAGATTCTATTTGGGCACATAGCCCTGAGAGGAGAGCTTATATGACTGGCGGTAAGTGGTCACATGTTAGACAGAAGACTGATGCTGATGAAATCTTTAATAAGGATGGTAGTACTAACGTACTAGACCTATTTGGAGAGCCTATGAGTGCGCAGACCTACACAGGTGTTAAGAAGAAGGTTGTACTTAAGCCTAATAATATCTCTTATGGTAGTGATACTCAGATAATGGAGATATTTGGTAAGCTTGATGAACCCCTATCCACTAAGGAAGGTGGTTTAGTTATACCTCAGTTTAATAAGAAAGGTAACATAGATAAGACTATGCATAGTTTCCAAACTGGAAAGCCTGCCTTTAATGAGTACTTAACTGACCTACCACACAGTAGGATGAAGCCTTTTATTGATTTACTATTAGATCACAGAGGGATGACAACTGCTTGTAACAACTTTGGTGTTAACTTTAAGGATAAGATAAACCCTATTACAGGGAATCTTCATACTTCCTTTAGGCAATGCTTTGCTGAAACAGGTAGATTCCAAAGTGGAGGTGGTGATAAAGAACCTGATAAGCCTAACTTTCAGAACATACCTAGTAAGGCTAGCTATGCTATTAAGATGCGTAACTGTTTCATGGCTAGAGAAGGTTATAGTATAGTTACTGCCGATTTATCGGGAGCAGAGCTTATTATAATGTGTTCTCTATCACAAGACATGAAGTTACTTGCAGCATCTAAACAAGATATGCATAGTCATGTAGCACAGAACTGTTGGAGAAGGATATATGCCCATAGAGCTAAGTTGGCTTCTAAAGCGTATGCACCTCTAGCAGAGATAACAGCACTTAACCTATTAGCATCTACTTATGTAGTAGATAAGTCTAAGGAGAAGAAGCCTATTAGAACAGCTTTTAAACCTATGACGTTTGGAGTAGTGTACGGTATGTATGCTGCTAAGGCTGGTAGAACTTTGAATGTTACTAAGGATGAAGGTCAGATAATTATTGACTTCATCAAGGAAGAGTTTCCTAATGTTATTAGTATGGTAGAGAGGGCTAGTCAGTTTGCTAGAGATAGTGGGTATCTTGTCCTTAATAGACGTACTAACAGTAGAGCATGGTTTCCTAATATCTGTAAGGTACTTAGGGGAGAAATGGTTGAGAACAATGAAACTTTTGGTATTATATCTAAGGAGAAGTCCGAAGCACGTAATATTAAGATTCAAGGTACTCAGGCTGATATGATTAAAGAAGCTTCTGTAGAGATACAGAAGTGGATAGACGCTAACGGCTATGGTGACGTGTATATTAACGGAAGACACGAACAATGTGAAGTAACTATGTTGTCGTGGGTTCATGACGAGATAGTAACTGAACACCCCCATGCTATAGATGGAAAGAGTAAAGAATGGAGAGAGTGGAGAGCCCACGATAATGAACTCTACTATAACCACAAAACCTATAACTGTTTTGCAGAAGTAAAGAAAGCTATTATGATTGACACTTGTAATAAGTATCTTCACAATGTAGAAATGGGTGTAGATTATGACATAGAACCTTATTGGACTAAATAATATGGATGAAAAACTATTAGATAAGATAGACGCTATCTTTGAACAGAAACTACAAGCCAAAACAGGTTGGGGTAGGAAAGATGTTCTTATGATTTATCAACAAGCAAAAGGAGAAGCCGCTCTTGCGCTATTAAAAGAAGTAAGTGATGGAAAATGAAGTAAAAGTAATTCTGCAAGACAGATTTAAGAACTATTCCTCTGACCACGAAAGATTACATGGGAAACCCCTTGTAGTTAGGGAGGTTAAGATGGTAAGGCTAGGTGAGACAAGTATGCAAGTTGTATACTTTAAGCCGCTAGAAGGGGTACAGTTTACTAATCCCTTCTTAGTAAAACACTTTCAACAGTACAATGAAGATTGATTATAGGAAGTTAGATAGACAGACCTTGGGAGTTAGTAGATGGTTTAAAGGCGGTAAGGTAGGAGTATTTAATTACTTTACTGGCGTTGGTAAAACCTTTACTGCTATACTCGTGATACTTCGATTGTTTAAAGAAGACCCTATACATAATGTAGTTATAATAGTTCCATCTGATGCTTTGTATAAGCAATGGGATGCTATTCTTAATAAACTACTTACTAAAGGGCAACGACTCCGAGTCTCTATTTATACAGGGCATTGGATAATAGCCAACAATTACTTGATACAGACCAACACTCTTATTGTAGATGAAATACATGAGTTTTTGAGTGATGAACTGTTTAAAGTAATTGATGGTACGTACATTCAATCGGATAACCAACTAGGTCTAACTGCTACATACGAAGACACTAAAGGCAGACACGTTCTGTTAGAGGTGATTTTCCCTGTAATAGATAGAATTGGAGAAGTGGAAGCAATTAGGGAAGGTTACATATCTCCCTTTGTAGAGTTTAACTTACCTGTTAGCCTTACATTAGAAGAAGCTAGAGATTATGATATTCATTCTAAGGTAATAAGTAAGTGTCTACCTAAGTTTGGAGGTGACCTTAGTCTTGCTACTAAATGTATAGCAGGAGGTAAACACTCTAATGGTAAGGTCTATGAAGCTAATCACTTTGTTCATGGTTGGGCTGCTTATAAAGGATGGCGTAGAAACTTGAATTTAAACGATCCTAGGGATGCTGAAATAAATGATATGTGGAATCCATCTTTAATTTTTGGATACGCTGCAAGCCTTATGAAGGCTATCAGATTGAGAAAAGACGTACTGTATAATTGTGAAGCAAAATTTCAAATCACAATTGATATTTTACAGAAATTCAGCACTACCAAGGCTATTGTATTTGGGCAGAGTACCGCATTTGCAGATAAGCTGCATGTATTACTTGCTAGAACTGAGACTAAAGCCGTAGTATATCACTCTAGTCTACAAACTGTTATGAAACCTAGTCTTAAGACTGGGAAGATGATTAAGTTTGGAGCTACTAGATTGAAGAATGAAGCCTTAGCTAAGTTTGCTAGTGGAGAAGCAATGGCAATGTGTGCTACTGCTGCTCTTGATAGAGGACTAGATGTACCTGATATTGGATTGTCTATTACTGCTAGTGGTACTAGTAGTTTTACACAGTACAAGCAGAGAGGTGGTAGAGCCAAGAGGAAAGACCCTAAGAACTTAGAGAAGGTTGCAATATTAGTTAACCTGTATGTAGTTAAGAGTCAGGAGAAGAAATGGCTTGATAAAAGACTTTCTACCTCTACTCATACTATATACGAGATAACTAGTGTAGACCAAATTAGTCTAAGTCCTAGTAATATTAACGTAATACCCGAAGATGTACTATGATAATAGCTAAACACTATGTAAAGTTCTTAATAGATAACAACCTTACACAAGGTCAGTACCTATTACTTACTTTATTGTTTGAGAAGGAGTTCGCTCTTTTAAAGGAATTTAAGATTAAGTTCCCTTGCGTGGAAGGTAGTATGATACCAAAGAAGCAAATTGATGACCTAGTAACAAGGGCGTTCCTTATTAAAAGCCCACAAGGGTATAAGATAGGGGATAAGTTTAAAGCTGTCTTTGTTACTGGTAGTAAAGCTACTGAACAAATCTTCGCTCTTTATCCTAACTTTATGTTAAGTGAAAAGAACGTAGATATACCACTTACCTCTATGGACATGCACCTCTTCGAGAAGTTGTATGTGCCTAAGATAAATGGTAGTATTAAGGAACACGAGGAAGTGTTAAAGGACTTGCAGTACGGTATAGACCACAACCTTATAAAGATAGGAATTAACAAGTTCGTTACTTCTAGCTATTGGTTAGTCTTTCGTGACCTCAGATCCACCGCCACCTCGCCAGAGAACCCACATCGGACTAAAGACTTCTAAAGATGGCAGACGAAACAAGGAAAGTAATACTCAAGAAAGACCCTAAGACTGCTGTAGCAGAAGCTAGAGGTCTTATAATGCAAGAAAGGAGTGGAGAACAAAGCGGGCTACTATCGGGGTTTAGAACTCTAGATATAGCCAATGGTAAATACGCAAGGTTCAACAATGTAAACTTATGGGCAGGGTTATCAGGACACGGTAAGTCTTATTTACTAAACATATTAAATAAGAACATGCTAAGTCCTATCATTAACCCTAAGATTAAGTTCCAACCTCTTGTATTTAACTTCTGTTTTGAAATGTCAGCACATAATGAGATACTAAGGAGTGTAGCTAATGATATGGGAGTATCGTATGGGTATCTACTAAGTAGTCATTACAATGGAGAGACACAAGAGTACAATGAGTTAACTGATGCGGAAATGCGGAGAGTTGACGAGTACCTAAAGTACTATGAGTCACAGAACATGTTGTTCTTTGAAACTCCTGGTACTGTAGCTGAGATTTACGATACTATTGTCAAGTATACTAGAGAGTATAACCTTAGAGGTCAGAATACAGGTGTAGTGTACTACTATATAGTGAACATTGACCATACCTTGCTTATTAATGCTAAGGAAGGTCAGAAAGCATTAGAGCTAATGGCTGCTGTAGGTAAGATGTCTATTGCTGTTAGGAAGGGTTTTAAAGCTATGGTTAACTTAGTAGGGCAGCTAAACAATAATATTGAAGACGTTAGACGTTTAACTACACCAGCTTTGCAACACCCTCAAAAATCAGATATATATGCACAAGGGCAGCTTTACAACGCCTGTGACAACGTGTATGTAATTCACCAACCTGCATTGCTTAAAATCCAAAAGTATGGATTAGAGCAGTACCCTACTGAAAATTTAGTTCATTTACTTAAACTAAAGTCTAGGCATGGTAATGTTGGGAATGTATGGTTTAACAATGATTTGAACAGGGGAGGACTAATATTAATTGACCCTAGTGAGAAAAAGAAAGACGTATCAGAAGAAAATAATGAACAATATCACGATATTTAGTTGGTACGTACAAAAAAAGGTGTATATTTGTCCTGTTATTAAGAAAGGCAGTATAACACCGTTTATATTAATTGATAACAAACAAGAAACTAATGTCTAATCAAGAAAACAATGCAGTGGACAATGATAGTAAAGCTAAAGAAGCAAAAGCAGGGGTAACTAACATTGTAAGTGTTAAAGTTACCCCTCCTGTTTCTAAAGAAGTTGCTGTTGTCGATTCCCCTGTAATAACAAAAGAGGAGTTAGCTGTGTTAGACTATGATAAGTTCGACACCCCTGCTAGAATGTTAGCACTAGGTGAAGTACTAGTTAGAAGTAGTTTATCACCACTAAAGAAGCCCGAAGATGTTGTTATGGCTTTAATGACAGGACAAGCATTAGGTTTACCACTTAGTACTTCTATATGTCAAATTTACCCAATAGGCGGTAGACCAACATTAGGAGTTCATCTACAGAGAGCATTACTGCTTAAAGCAGGAATATTCTTTACTAAGACAGAAGATGCAGTTCCACTGTTTCAATTTGTAGAATCTAAGGAAGGTAGGATAATCCTAAATGAACAGAAACAACCTACAGTAGTACATACTGGTCCGATAGAAGAGCAACCTAAGGGTACTCTTAAAGGTTTAAAACCTTTTGATTACAGAACTACATACGAGTTTGAAAGAGAGCAGAGGATGCCAAGTGGTAAATTCAAGACTCTTAAGGTAACAAGTTCTTATACTATGAGTGAAGCTAGAACAGCTGAACTACTAGATAAGGATGTATGGATTAAGTTTTGGAAACGTATGCTAGACGCAAGAGCTTATACTATTGGCTCTAAAGAGATAGCAGCAGACATTATTAATGGGCTAAGTAGTCCAAGTGAAGTAAGTAGTAATTTTTACATCAATGACCAAATGGAAGAAGTTCCGTACATTGAAGTAAAGTAAAGTAAAGGATTTATACTAAATCAATATATACATTAACAAACATTTTATTAACAAACAAACATTTACTATTATGATGAATTTTACAAGTTTAACTAACACCAAAGAAGCAAAAGAAGTAGGAACACAAGTAATCTTGTCTCCAACATTAGGAACTATCAAAGTAACACCTAAAGCGTGTGAAATCTTAGGAGTACACAACGGAGATTACGTTCAGATTGAGCGTGGTGGTGATGGTAACTCTTATGCTGTAGTTGGTAAGTCTGGATTTGGTAACAAGTTAGCTTCTAGCAACAAGACTGGATCAGGAACTTTATCTTTATCTTCTGCTTCTGCATGGAAGAAAATGGGAGGTGATACTGAGTTTAATATCTCTTTTGATATTGCTGCTGAACCTGCTTTCGTACAGGAAGACGCTAAGTTTGGTGGAGAGAGAAAGTATTTCTTATTGACTGAGAAGTCTAAGGAAGCTAAGATCGTTCGTAAAGCTAAAGTATCTACTGATGCTGTAGCTGATGTAGCTGAGTCTAACACGGTATCTGAGTCTAACTCGGAAGCTGTTAACGATGCACCAATTGCTGCTTCAACAGAAGTTATCGAAGACGAGAACCCATTTCAAATAAACTAAGTTTAATCTAAACTTATTACTAAGGCGACTATATACATAGTCGCCTTTTTTAGCTTATTATTATTCACTTATAACACTTACATATATTATGGCAGAGACTAACAATGCCCCACAATTGAAATTTGGTATTACACAGGAAACTAAGACAAGTAATGCTACTGCAATATTAGTTGCAGAGAAGATTGAAAATAGCCAACAGTTCCCTAATGGATGGAAGTTCCCAATAGCTAAACTAGTTAACGTAGTAGTTAACGGTGAGTTTGAGAAGAAAGACGGAATAAAGGTAGCAATCTTAGACTTCATCTTTGTAGATGCTGAAAAGAGAAAGTTCACTCATAGAGAGTGGGAGATAGATGCTAATGATGCTTCTGTTGATGTTAAGATGGCTGGACAAGCTAGTAGGATTGCACATATCTATTCAGAAGTATTAGGATTAGTTCCTGTTGAGGGAATTGGTACTGGTGCTACTTCTTTTGCTTCTTTCTTTACTATCGTAGCAGGTCAGTTTAACGACCAAGTAACTGAGGGAGATAAGCCTACTAAAAAGTATGTTGAAGCTTCTGTTTACATCAAGATTACTTACTATAAGAAGAACTTTGGTTTTCCATTGAGTCCTAACTTCGTAGAAAGAATGGTAGCAGGGAAACCTTGTACTACTCTTACTATCCATCCTGTACATGATAAGCTTACCCCTCCTGCAACTGCTGGTGGTGGTGGAGGTATCCCTGGAACAGGTGGAGACGACATTCCTCAGTTTGGGGGTGGAGGTACCAACTTCGGTTAAAACAAGAACACACAATACAACTAATAAGAAGAGGATATGCGAAAGTATATCCTCTTTTTTTATACCTTATTATATGAAACTTGGAATCTTACCCGAACTAACTAAAGACTACATATTTCAACGAATATCACAAGAAGACGTAATGGAGAAGTACTTGCAGATACCTGTAGTACTACATAAGTTACTTCTAGCCCCTAGTATAATAAGGAGTAATGATAACTCGCCTACCTGTTCATTCTATTATACTGAACAAGGTAGATTAAGATTTAGAGATTTATCAGGTGCTTTTTGGGGAGACTGCTTTGACGTAGTGGCACTAGCCCTACAAGTAGACTCCAAACAAAGTAGAGCCTTTCAGCTTATACTCCATACCATAGCTAAAGATTTCAGACTACATAAGTATGTAGATGAAGCTGAGGTAAGAGCATATGCTTCCAACACTAGAACATTCTTTAACAAGAAGAAAGCTAGAACTAAACTACTAATTAAGGTAGTACCTAGAGCCTACAACTATCATGATAAGTCTTATTGGGATAAGTTTAACGTTAATGAAGCCCTATTAAGGGCAGGTAACGTATACTTTGCACAAGAGATACACATGGTTAAGGAAGGTGGTTACCCTAGACAGATATATAGTTATAACCCTAAAGACCCTGCCTACTGTTATTACGGTGGTAAGGACTTACTAGGGAATGATAACTGGAAAATATACTATCCACTAAGGAAGAAAGGTAACATAGATAACCCTAGATTTCACGCCAATTCTTCATTCTTACAGGGAAAACACCTCGTAACATGTGGTAGAGTTGGTATAATTACCAAAGCATACAAAGATGTCCTTTCTTTCAGAAGCTTCGGCTTACAAGCTGTAGCACCATTCTCAGAGAGCGTACTCTTATCAAAAAAGAATTATTGGTTTATGAAAACCAAATTCGATTTCTTGGTAAGTTGCATGGACTATGATAGAACAGGGATAACAATGGCTATTAAACTATATAAGAAATATAGAATACCCCCTGTTATGTTTACCAATGGTACTAGAGGAACTATTAATTACGGTGTTAAAGATTTCGCTGAACATGTAGACGTTAAGGGAGTACCTGCAACGAATACTTTATTACATTCATTATTTGACAAGCATGAACACGACTTTCAGGAGTTGGATGCTTATACTTACGAATCATTAAAATTTATTACATGAAAACAATTCAATTAACAACTAGTCATCAACTGAGCAAGTGGGCTATGGACAATGAAGTACCAATTAGTAAATGCGGTAAGACATTCTATGTATCTACCTTAACAGAACAAGAAAAGGATGATATTAACTTAGCACATAAGCAGAAGTTACTATCTGAACTTAAGTTAATAAACAACCCTGATTTAGACTGTACTAAGATTGTAGGTATAGGAAGTCAAAGTGCTTTTAAGCCTAGTCACCTATCTGAGTATGTAGGTTGGTCAAATGGACCGAGACCTGATACAGGTAGAAGTAGAGCTAGACACTATAGAGATTATAGTAGGTCTGAGGAAGCACAAGAGAACACTAAGCACTACGGTATTAACGTATGCGAGGACTCTTATAATAGTGCTAAGAGTTTATTAAGAGCAATCAGAGGTGAATACTTATGCATATGGTACTCAGAGACGAAACCACAAGAATAGCAAGCTTAGAGATACCTGACTATGTAAGACGTATTCAGGTATCTAAGAAGCAGAGAGACAAGTACTATGAATGGGATGGTACTACTATCAAATCAGGAAGTAAGAAACTATTACAGAAGTATATTAACCAAGAACATAGGGAATATATAGTACTTAATCATGGGTGTGTAAGCCCTAATCATCTTAAAGAGCAGTACGCTATTATAGAATTTAAAGGTGATAAGGAGTATAGACAATGGGTAAGCTTTTCTAGTAAGAGAGTATTACAAGACCTTACTGAGAAACAAAGAGATAAGCCTAGTAAGTGGTTCTTATGTGAGTTAATAGAGGACGGTATGGTTACTTATTCTAAGATATGGAAGAAGGTAATAGCTAATGAAACCCAAGCAGGTAAACCTAGGTATCACATTATTAACGGACAAGACTTCTATGTAGGATTAAGTCCTTTTATTAGAACTAAGATAGTAGATACACTAAAGGAAATGTACTATAAGACTTTTGCAAAAGCAAAGGTAGAAGTATTAGAAGATTTTAGAAATAAGATAAGTGTGTCTTACCCTGTAATAATAGAAGTGGAGTTACGGGATTCGGTAAAGAATCTATTTGATAGAACCAAAACTGGCGATGGTATAAGGTGGGATGTAGGTAATAGAACAGACCCTTATATGAAGACCTTTCTTGACTTTATAACACATGGTTATAAAGATGCCGATGGTAAAGTACTAGTAGAACCACTAATAGTAGATGATGATAGACTTCATGTATCTAGTGGTAATAATAGTATTTATACACCAATTGAAGAAGGGGAAACCCCCAAACTCATATTTCACTTCTATAGAGATACTAGAAGTATATGGACTAAATTCTTGAACAATGCTAAAACAACACTCAATAAAGTTAACAAAGCACGAGATTAATTCTAATCTTAGTAGAGTAAGACATGCGGAGAACTTAATAAAACAACTTAAGGGAAACCACAAAGGACGTAACATATGGTTAACACTATATGGTACAAGCAATGAAGCTATGGCTTTAAGACAAGCAAAGGGATTAGTTTTTAATCCAAGTACTAACAGTGCCGAACCAGGTGCACAACAAGAAGATTATAATGGAAGCTAAAAAAGGAAAAACATACTTAATTAAATATACATTAGAAGAATACGACCCTGATAATTTACCTACTATTGCTGTAGCTGGTATAGATATAAGGGGGTATGATGATTATGTATTTAGAGATAAAGACGGGATAGTATATAGACCTTCTGAATGGGAAGCTGTAGAAGAGGTTATCCTTATATCTACAGAGGAAATTCAATCAAACTCTAGTAGAATGAAGTGGGCACAAGGACTTATTACCCAATTACCTACAGACCATGACGGACGTAACAGTTGGTTACTTAATTATGGTACAAGAACAGAAGATGAACTCGCAAGAGAAGAGCGTGAGATAAGATTTATAGCAATAACTCAAAAAGCAGAAACTCGTGGCTAAGAAGGTAATAATAGAAGTAGTAATAGACACAGACGACTATCACTTGGAAGATAAGGTAGAGACTATACTAAAGAACTTTTTTCCTGTAAAGAAGATAGAAGTAAGAACATATAATACATAAAACCATGAAAGTAACACTTAAGACTATATCACCTGATATAGAGAACATTATTATTGAGATAGCTAGGGTATCCTCTAGTAGAGTAGACAAGACAGAGAATCCTGCTCCATTAATTAACCACCTTATTAAGAATAAGCATTGGTCACCATTTGAGCATGGAAGTATTACTATGGAGATAGTAACTAGTAAGGCTATTGGTATTCAATTACTAAGACATAGAAGCTTTACCTTTCAAGAGTTTAGCCAACGCTATGCTGTAGTAGATGCTATTGAACCTATTGAGTTAAGACAACAGCATAAGAACAATAGACAATCTAGTACAGAGGTGTTTGACCCAGAAGTAGATAATCCTATATACCCTCATGATGTACTACGTGCGTCTGATGCTATTACAGAGTTTATGGAACATAGTCAAACTCTTTATAAGACCTTACTTTCACAAGGTGTAGCTAGAGAGTGTGCTAGAATGGTATTACCTATGGCTACTCAAACTACCATCTTTATGACTGGTACTGTTAGAAGTTGGATTCACCTACTTGACATTAGAGACGACTCTCATGCTCAATTAGAGGTACAACTTATCGCTAAGGAAATGAAAAGAATATTTAAAGAACAATGTCCTCTTATAGCAGAAGCTAGGGGATGGAAAAACTAAAAGAGTTATGAGCATACACGATGAATATAAAGAAATGGTAACTGCCTTGGTAAAACCAGGTCAAGCTATACTAGATACACTTACCCCTGAAAAGATTGACTTACTACATATGGCTGTAGGAGTATCAGGAGAAGCAGGAGAGATATTAGATGCTGTTAAGAAGCATGTAGTGTACAACAAGGAGCTAGACATGGTAAACATGGTAGAGGAACTTGGTGATATAGAGTTCTATTTAGAAGGTATCAGACAGAACCTACAGATTACTAGAGAGGAAACTCTTGATGCTAATATGAAGAAACTGTTAACTAGTGAGAAAGCTAGATACAAGTTAGGTAAATACACTGATAAACAAGCTCAGACTAGAGCAGACAAGAACTAATGATAGTAGCAATTAGCGCAAAGATTAATGGTGGTAAAGACCTTGTAGGAGAAATCATACGGTATCTAACTAGAGGGGAGGATTGTAGTCTAGTACACTCTCCTAAAAAGTTTAAAAAGGACTTAAGAGTATACCACCCTAACGAAGTAATACAAAGCTTTGGTACTCTTAGAGGTATTAATAGTGATTGGCAGATTAAGAAGTTCGCAGACAAACTTAAAGACATAGTATGTATGCTTATTGGTTGTACTAGGAAAGAGTTAGAAGACGAAGAGTTTAAGAACAAGGAACTAGGAGAAGAGTGGAAAGTCTATTATACAAGACACAAGAGTGGTAGTATTATTCATAGGTATAACCTATATAGTACAGAAGCAGAAGCAGAAGCTTTTTTAGCTGATATGATGTTTGGTAAGGATTTTGAAGTTACTTCTGAACTCCTTACACCACGTAAACTATTTACCTTAATAGGCACAGATGGGGGGAGGAACATAGTACACCCTAATATGTGGATTAATGCTTTGTTTAGTACTTATAAGCCCGAAGGCTCTGATAGGAATGGGTTTATAAAGACAGGTAACATTACTTGGCAACCTATGACCTTATTAGAGATTGGGTACTTTCCTAAGTGGATTATTACTGACTTAAGGTTTCCTAATGAACTAGCAGCAGTTAAAGCTAGACATGGTATTACTATTAGGGTTAATAGGTATAACACTGTGCAAACTCTTGAAGGACACCCACAACATGAATCAGAGACAGCACTAGATGATGCTGAATTTGATTATACTATTGATAATGATGGTACTATTGAAGAACTTGTAGAGAAAGTACGAGTTATACTAGTAAAAGAGAGGATAATTTAATTAACACCGCAAACACATAAACACATGAGAATTGCAACAAAGAAAGCAGAACAAGCCGAAGTAGGAGGTTTTGAGCAGATTGACGCTAGGATTCGAGAGGAAGACCTAGGGTTTATGCTTAATATGACAAGTAAGAACTTGTATAGTAATCCTATTGGTGCTTTTATTCGTGAGATAGTATCTAATGCCGTTGATGCAAACGTAGATACTGACACGAAGAACCCTATTCAAGTAAAGGTATTTGAAGAGGATGACCAATGGTACATCACTATTCAAGATGAAGGTACAGGTATGACAAGAGAAGTATTCGATAGAGTATACATGTCTTGGGGTAGTTCTGATAAGAGAGATACTGATAAGAAGATAGGGGGATGGGGCTTAGGCTCAAAGTCTCCTTTATCTTATCAGGATAGCTTTGAGATAACTACCATAGCAGAAGGTATCAAGTATGAGTATCAGTTTATTAACCAAGAACCTAAACCAACAGCATTGATATTAGGGGATGAAGAGACTGATGAAATTAGTGGTACTACTATTAGAATCATGTTAGAGACAGATGACTTATATGAAGTAGGTACAGAGTGTACTAAGCAATTAGCATACTTTGATAACGTCTATGTTACTAATGAGAATACCTTCTATGATAATAATTTTAAGATATACGAGAGTAAGACCTTTAAACTTAGAACAGGTACTAGACCTTTTGAGGATGAAATGCATATTGTTCTAGGACAAGTGGCGTATCCTATTAACTGGAAGGTATTAGGTATGGATGCTATTAAGATACCTGTAGCAATTAAGTTTGATGTATCAGAACTAGAAGTACAGTTAAGTAGAGAATCTATTAAGTATGGTAATGACGAGGTAAAGAGATTTATCAAAGACCGTATTAAGGCTGTAGAGGAAGATTTGATAGAGATGCACTCGAAAGGGATGCAGATGGATGACTTAGAAAGTTATGTAAATGAACTTAGAAGGACTTATCGTACTGATTATCTTAACATAAAGGAAATCAAGATAGATATGACTAGCTATAAAGTTCCACCTACCTTTGCCCCTTTAGGTGTAAGGTTTGTTAAGAAGTATAAAGAGAACTTGTTTAACTTGTATTCTTTATATTATATTAGCAATGGGGTACATAGTTCTATGCTTATATCTGATGATTTCCCTAGTAGGCATAGTGGCTATCTTGCAAAAGGTAATATGAACATGTATGATAGTGCTTTTCTAGATAATGGTTATGTACTAAAGAGAGGGAAGCTTACTAAGGACAAGATGGTGGGTATAGCTAGGATGCTAGGTATGACTACCAAGGTAGAAGGTACTTATAGTTGGCAAGATAATGTTGTTCTTAAAGATGGTGCTGCTCGTAAGGTACATGAGTTTATCAAGTATTTCGATAATTATATCGACTCCAAATACTCTTCTTATACAGGGCAAGCAGACGAAGAATGGATAGAAGACTACAAGAGAAAGGCAAGGGAAGACGCTACCGAACGTAAGCTATCTTTGACTGTATACAATCTCTACAACAAGAGAGATAACATAAGACTTGGTTATCTAATGGATAGTTTTAAGTATGTTCTTTATATAAGTAAGAAAGAGAGTAATCAGCATAAAGCAAAGTATACTACTATGTATAATGCTTTACCATCTTGGTTTACGAAGGATACTAAGTTTATTATTATCAACCCTTCTGTTATTAAGAGGATAAGAAGAAAGAAAGGGTTTATACCTATGGAGTCTATATTTAAAGCTAAGGCTTTACATAATTTCTTTCGTAGGCTTAAGATAGCTACTTTCTTTGATGCTGAAATACTACCTCATACAACCAAGTATAGGTATAGTAGTTATTATCAAATGATGTACTATAAGTTACGTAGAGTTTACTTCTCTAATATGCCTGAGTTAAGTAAACAATACTCAGAAGTACCTTACACTAGTGAAGGAGGGTACTCTCGTGAAGAGACTATTAATACGCACTTATATGTATGTTTTAATAAAGAGATAGATGCTCTAGCACCTAAAGTAATGAAGTATACAGAATACTTTGAACCATTAAAAGCGTTTAATGAGAGCATGGAAGGTGTTAATTATTTCAGTGAAGATATCACACCAAAATATGTAAATCTCTTTCTTAAGTCGCTAAAAATCACTAAATTGAACCTCAAATATTATAATTCTAATTTAAAACCCCAAGACAATGGAGAACAAGAAACCAACTGCTAAACAAAAAGAAGCAGCAAAAAAGAAAGCACTAGCACTTAAACAAAAGGCAGCAGCTAAGAAGAAAGAAGCAGCAATCAAAGCTAAAGAGAAGGCTAAGAAAGCAGCAGCTAAAGCTAAGGCTATAGCAGCTAAGAAGCCTAAAGCTAAGAAATTAGTTAAGAAGGTAATCAAAAAGCAGATTAATGCTAGAGCTGTAGGTAGGAACGTTATAGTAATGATAGGAAGTACTAAGTACTCACGTGCGATTCCCCTGAAATCAGAGAGGGTTGGAGTCCTTGCGATGGTAAAAGACTATAACGAAAGAAATAGTATAGGTAGAAAGAACGCTATCATTGAGATAATGGAGAAATCTAAAGTAGATAAAGCAGCTAAAGTAGCTAAAGCACAGAAAGCTTTAGGCACTACTAAAGCACCTAAGACTGCTAAAAACAAAGTAAGTAAAACAACCGCTGCTAAAGCTCAGAAGCTAGTAGATAAACAAAAGAAGAATGTTGCAACTACTACTACCAGCTCACGTAGACCTCATAGAGAGCACTAACGAAGTATTACTTAAAAATCCTCATGCTTTTAGTGAGGATGACCCCGATGCTAACGAGGTAGGAGATTATCTCCTACCTTTTAGTACTGGTTTCGAGATTGAATGTATGCGAAAGGATACCTTCTCTCACAGGGTATTTACTAATATACCTAACATTATGTCTGTTAACATTGATAAAGATGAACAAAGGTTTAGAATACCTAGTGGTTTAACAGGGCTTAGATGTCTTTCAGATATCTCACAAGCACTAAAACGGAATAGCGAACTAGACCCTAGAAGTGGAGTACATTACCATATAGACTGTACTGATATGTACCATAAGATTACACCTGAATTAGTAGAAGCTAATAAAGAGTGGATTCTAGCTGAATTAGATTCATGGGGTTATAAAGGTACTTACAATGGTAGGGATATGAGTTGGACTAGAGATTGGGTAAGAGTTCACCAACATTGCAAGACATTAGAATTTAGAATTGGGGAAATGACATTTGACTATGAAGTACTTTGTAAGAGAATCTTACATTGTAATGAGATAGTAAGAAAATTTAAAGCTATAGTAGAGTTAGCGCATTTAAAACTACATGACCCACTAGCAGCTTATAGAGGTGAGGATATGAAGGAAATATTAACTAGTAGAATTGAAATGATATGAAATACTTATTAACTATAGAACAGATTATAGAAGCTATGGAGAGACATGGTGTAGATAGACCTTATAATAGTAATAGCCGTACAGAACAACAGCTATCTATGGAATCTTATTTAAGAGAGAACCATGAACCAAGCGTTTGATACATTATACGCCAGAGCCGCTAATGGGAGCATACTTCAATGGAGCATTGAAGTATTGGCTCTTGGTTTACAAGTAGACATAAGGAAGTCTTATGGTCAATTTGAAGGGGCACAATCCCTAAGATGGGAAAGGAACGTTAGAGGGAAGAACATTGGTAAATCTAACGCTACTACACCTTTTGAACAAGCAGTATCACAAGCTGAAAGTACTATTAATACTAAGAAGCGTAAAGGGTATATGACCTTAGATGAAGCTATTGCTTCTTATATCACACCTGATGTACCTATGCAAATGGGATTCACAAGTATGACAGAAGACATAGGGTTATCAGACTTATTAACTAAGTTGAACAAGTTCTTACCTAAGAATCGTACTGATAAGGATGGTAATGCTAAGCCTATGAGGGCACAACAGTACTATCGTAAGAAGAGTAACTGGACTGACCCTACTGGTAAACTATGGAAGGAAAGAAAGTATTATTACTTGAAGAACCCTCATGTAGAGAAAGAGAAGGGTTCTATCATTCCTAAGTTCCCTTGTCTTGGTCAACCTAAGATTAATGGAGTTAGGTGTACTATCCAAATCATTAATAACTTAGTAGTTATTAAGAGTAAAGATGGTAAGATTTATAATAAGGTAACTCATATTAATGACTTCCTTAATCTAAATAGAGATATCTTTGGAGAAGGAGAGGAACTTATCTTAGATGGAGAACTTTACATACATGGGGAGATATTAGGTACTATATCTTCTGCTGTTAATGACGTAAGTCTTAATACACCTAGAGTTGTTTTTATACTATTTGATTTAGCTATAGAAGAAGCTACTAACCTAGAAAGATGGAAGATGATTACGGCTGATATTAAGCCTAAACTAGTAATCCATAATTCTTGTCCTGTTAAGCTTATACCTACTGTTACTATCATGAATGATAAAGCAGCCCAAGCCCATTGTGATGGTGCTATTAAAGCTGGTTTTGAAGGTAGTATGTTTAGACAAGCTGATGGTATGTATTCTTTTGGAGGACGACCTGTAGCTTTAGTTAAGCTTAAAAGAGTAATGGATGAAGAGTTTATCATTACTGCTGTTATACCACAAAAGAAAGACCCGAGTTTAGGGAATTACCAGTGTGTAACTAAGAAAGGTTTGTACTTTGATGTTACACCAAGTAAAGACACTGCTTATAAGATGTGGATTTTAGCTAACCCACATGAAGTAATAGGGAAGGACTTAACATGTACCTTCTATGAATGGACTGAGAAAGACTTACCTTATCATGTAATAGATAACTTAATTAGAGACTATGAATAAGAAATCCGCAGTATCAAACCCTACTTATATAGGTAGGATGCAAGAGCAATTAGAGGAATGGGTAGACGGGAATCCCATACATAACCAAGTAGAGGATGAATGTACCCCTGACTTCTCTTGTTGTAATCCTGATTTATTACAAAGCCCCGAAGAACGAAAACAATTCTATAACAAAATTCAAGAACAGTTATGAGTAACAAAGTACAACCGTTTAACAAGTTAATGGTACAGCCTGCTAAGGATACCTTTGCTAATATTAAAGCACTTATCCTAGATGAAGATAGTGGGGTAGATGCCGCTACCGCTATGGTAGGCTTAAAGAAGATGGCTAAGGTAGCTGAATTGGCACTTAAAGACCCTGAGACTAAAATGGCTTTGGAAGAAGCTGTATTATTACACAAAGAAGATTCAGCAACATTTCATATTGGTGCTACTAAGATAGTAGATGCTAATACGACTGTATGGATTATGGACGAGTGTGAAGACCCTGTATACCATACTTTAGCAGATATTGTAAAGGAAGCTACAGCACAGTTGAAGTTAAGGAAAGAGTACCTTAAAGTAACTAAGAAAGCTTGGGAGAGTGTAAACAAACCTGGCGAGGTTATTAAGTTCGGTCTTAAGCCTTATGTGGTTACCTTTGAACGTCTACCTGTATTTAGTTGGGAAGAAGGTGCAGGAGAGATACATACTAACCCACCTGTAGAATTAAAAAAGTCACAATTACGCTTTAGTGTGTAATTAAGTGGTATATTTGTAAACATTTTAATATTAACATAATGATTTTAAATTTTTAAATAACATGGCATATAATCAAAAAGAATTTAAGTTAGCACTACCATCAGTAGAAGAAGGTAAAGCATTAGCAAAAGTATTTAAAAAACCTCTTAACGGGTTGATTACTTTAATAGGCTGCGCTGCACCTGTTATTACTCCATCGGCAATAGAGATTGGAAAGCAAAAGAACTTACTAGACGCTAGTACTAGAGCTGTTACTGATTTAGGGTTTTTAGTAATAAATGCTCCAACAGAAGGAGAAGCACAAGTAGGTGATGTAGTTTATCTTAAAGCTAACCATAGTGGGTTTGAAGTAACTAAGATATTAACTTCTAACAAGCTATTAGATGGTTTTTCTGATATAGTATTAGAAGGATTAAAGAATACTGAAACAGGTAAATTCGCAGAAGGTTCTACCCTTAGAGAGTTATGCTATCAGAAGTTTGCTGTAGTATTAATGCATCCTATGAACTTAGCTTGTATCATAGATACTAATGAGCAGTAAGACTCAAAGACAATTAATAAGAGGCTCTATCGACAAGATAGAGCCTTTTTTGGCTATAGACGATTTTGGGGAGTACTGTGAAGCAGCGGCTACCCTTGAAATGTATTGGAGAATAGTAGAAAAGAAAACTAAAGAAAATGGCGACAAACAAGCAGGAATTAATTGACCACTTATATAACGGTTTACAAAAGGTAGTACTACCTGTAAGTACAGATACAGATAGAACAATTCCAATAGTTGAAGCCCTTAACCCATTACAAATATATCAGATACTACTACATGTAGTAGACCTTATACCTAAGACTGATTTCGACTTAGTAATAGAAGCAAACAATACCATTCACTTAGCTAAAGAAGAAACCCATATAGTGGAAGACTTCAAGTATAAAGAGGTAAATTTCAAGATATTACTAAGAGAAATTATGTTACTAGGGAAAGGACTAGGATATAATAATAATGAACTTTACGCTATGTTCATAGATGTATTTAATACTGCCAAACTAGAAGATAGTAGCCCTACAATAACTAAGGTTGCTAAGTCTCTATCAGAAGTATTATTTGCAACCTATAGTGCTTTTAATACCTTTAACCTAACACTTATACAAAAGGAATTGGTTAAGGCTATTCACAAAGGGCACATGGACAAGTTGATAAAGAATGATGCAGCAGGGTACGTAACTACGTTATCCGATACTGTAAAACAGTACAAAGAAATTGGTAGAGAAGTAGTCTCTGTTGATTTAAAGAATGGTTACATAGCTGTTAAGGATATAGTTACCCAAGAGGTACTTAAACCTGTAGGTTATGTTAACCCCGACATTGAAGAAATAATTATTAAACACTTAAACAAAAGATAATGGATTGGATTAGTTATATTATAGTGGGATTAATATTAGTAGGTATGATAGATGCTTTACTTAAAAGGAATAGACAAAATAAGCTCTTATCAAAAGATATAAGTAGATTAGAAAAAGAGGTATTAAAGAGAGCAGTAGAGATTGGTGACTTGGCTGAACTGAATAAAGGGCTTATGAACCAAACAGCAGCGTTAAGTCGCTCTAAGCAATTCCAAAGAGACCACTTACAGGAGAACCTAGATGTATTACTTAGGTTTCAACTACCAGATGGTGAGATTGCAATTAGTCCTAAACTAAGGACTGTTGTTACTAAAGATAAAGATGGTAAAGTAATTAAGACTGTAACTAGAGCTACAGTAAGAAGAAAAGTAAATAATGAGTATGTTGAGGTTCAGTTAATCCCATACTTCGCATAGTAAACTAATAGGTAAAACTAGCGGGTTTATCACTAGTCATAGAATCGGGAGTAAAGTGTCCAAAGCTTGTCTATGATTCCCACCGAGGGCGAGAGTACCCGAACGAAGTATCGGTTAAGTGAGTACTTATTAAATAAAAAAAGGAGCAGAACCATTACGGTTTTGCTCCTTTTTCATTCATTCTAGGTTGGTTTTAGCCTACTTCTCAAATGTTTGAGACACGTAGTTCACCGACTTATATGCCTGTGTTCCTAGTGGCATAGATTGAAGAACTTCTCTTAACAACCTACTATCACCTTTGTAAATACCGCCTTTAACATCATCTTCACCCATAGCAAACTGTGCTATAGCATCCACCATTTGAAAGGTATCAGTAATAAGACTTGTAACAGGTATTAAGTCTTTCATCAAGTTCTTAGTTTCCCTAGGGTCTAAGTAAAACAAGATATCAGTCTTAAGTCTACCAGTCTGATTAAGAAGTAAGTTCAATACATACTTTCTATCATCATCATCGTCTAGTCCATCCTTAAAGCTTTTCAGCATTAAGTAACTACCACCTAACGTCAAGTACATAATTGCTTCTGTCATAGTCTTTCTAAGATTAGCAGCATCGTTATCAGTTAAATCAGTACCTTCCATTGCAGCTTTAAAGTCATGACTCTTGAAAGCATAACCTAACGTTGCACTTCTTGTCAGCCCCTTTAATATAGCAGACGTGGAGGTAGCTAAACCGACTTGGCTAAAGAAATCTTTAGTAGATACATACCTACCTTTTCTATCTCCTAATACCGCATCCTTCTTAGCTTTCTCAAACCTGATAGCATACCCTTCAAACATCCATGTTCTAAACTGACTTACCGCTCTACCTAATACATTCTTCTTTAATGCTAGTGCAGACGTAGGATCGTAATTCCCATGATTCATCTTGTTAACTTGGTCAATCTTCATCCTAAGAGTCTTAGTAGTTTCCGCTAATAAAGAAGCTTCAACATTACCCTTACTAGAATCCCATTTACCATCCTTACCAAAACCATCCCAAAGAGTAACATCACCCTTATCAGTCTTAATCTTAGTGTTCATCATCATCGCTATCATAATAGGAGCTTGATTGATATACTCTGTTCTTTGAGTAACATTATAAGGACTTAACCACTTAGTCTTACGACCTAGAGATACATCTAATGGTTTAGAGAACAACTCATGACTTGCGTCTTTAAGTATATCCCATCCATCCATTATACTTCTAATCTTCTTAGCTGTCTCAGTCTCCTGTGTATTGAATGTAGCATTTTTCCACAAACTATGCCCAGTTAACTTGTAAGCATCAGTTAATTGCTTTCCTGTATAATGTTCACCACCACTAGCTTCTATCCTGTTAGCTATGTAACCGAATCCAACATTTGATATTGAACTCATAACATTCCAACCCATCTTAGTTAACTGTACCCATTTAAGAGCATTATCAACTCTCTTACTTTGTACAGCTACACCACCTAGTTCATCAATATAACCATCTAAAGTAGTAATACTGTTTCCGTGGTCTATCTTAGATATAGTTCCAGCATCAAGAGATTTATCTAAAGCACCTTTAAGAGCTTCCATTTCTTTCTTCTCTTTCTTTTCCTCAGACGTAAGAACCACTTTCGTAGTAACTCCCTCTACAGGATTAGACTTACCTTTAAACTTATCAACGAAGTATTCAAATTGAAACTTTAAGTTCTTAAAACTGTTATCAGAAGTATTCTTTATTAGATTACCCTCTGTATCAGTCTTAATCTTACCAATCTCAGTTCTTTGATACTCTTCTTGACTCTCTAAGATGTTTTGAGCTAGTTGAACACTATCTTCTATCTTAGACTTATGTTTATAAGCTAATGTAGTCATAGTGTATACCTTAAGTATCTTACCTAAGTCAAATGACTTTAAGGTAGCTAACTCATGTATCTTCTCTGCTCTCCACTTCTGCATCATTTCTACCGTAGCTTCTTGACTAGTCTTAGTTCTATACTCTAAAGCTTTCAAGGCTGTATGCTTGTTAATTTCAGCACCATTCTCTTTGGTAAGCTTAATAGCCACACCTGACTCCACTTTATTCGTTACAGGGTCAATCGTACCTGTCGAAATGACATCCTCTTCAACTATCCTAATGCTCTTTCTGATTTCATCCCATATAGGAGCTAATCCTACTTTCATACCTTTGTCCTTAAACAACTCTAAGATAGTCTTACCTATGTGCGGTACACCAGTGTAAGCTAGTGACCTCTTAACATCATCAGGTAGATACATTTGCATTTCAGCATCTATCTTATTGTAATACTTATAGAACGCTAATAACTTAGGATTACTCTCTATCTTCTTATAGTTAGCATCATAACCATTAGCATCTTTAGGCAATGGAATAACAAAGTCAAAGTTGTTAAATCCTTTAGCATCCCCTGCTACTTTAGGAAAACTTCCTTCTAAGTATTGGTTCGCCATGTATGGAGAGTTCTTAGCTACCCATGTATCTAACTCTTTCTTCAACTTAACATCAGTATAGATTTCAGAAGGTTTAACGTTAGCATCTTCTGCTATGTTACGTAACTTACTGTCTAGTTTCTTTTGGTATAAATTAACCATTTCAGCTTGTTGTCCTACATACTCTGCATAATGTACAGCTCCTAGTTCCGCTTTAAGTTCCTCTCTATAAGTCTTAGCTAATGCTTGGTCTTCTTTAGATAGTTGATTAGGTTTGATTAAGTACTCTAGCTTTACAGCTTTTAAGTTCTCTCTACCCCAGTTCAACATAGCTTTAAAACCATCTACATTGTTTAAGTCTCTCAAAGAGTTTAACTGACTATTGAATCCTCTACTAAAGTCTCTATTGATTCTCTTAACTAGGTGTCCAGTAAGATTACCATCAGCAGTTCTCTGTCTAAATACATCATATAGTTCAGTATGCCCCATTTCTTTTAGAATAGGTCTAATACTATCTTCCATATCCTGTAAGTCCTTCAAGACCTCATTAGTTTCATCTAGTGCATCAATATTAGCTTCTTTAACAGCCTTAAATACGCTGTTTAACAATTCATTACCTGAACGACTAATATCCAATGTACGTGACGATAACCCATTGATGTCCTTGAAATGAGCGAAAATATCAGCTACAGAAATATCTTTACCATGTTTCCTGATAAAGCTATTCATAAACTTAGTTTCCTCTTTAACTAGTAAATCCTCTAGCACTTCTGCATCCTTCTCTATAGATTTAAAGTCTTCCATTAACTTAGAAGAGTTTCTATCTTGTTCATCAAACAGTACAGTAGTAGCCTTCTTCCAAAAGTGGATAATCTTTCTTATATATAAAGTATCTTCTAAGGTAAGAGTGCTTTTAAGCATTTCCTTTACCTCTTCCATATCTTGTTGACCTTTATAGTACAAGTCAGTGTTCTCTATATTTCTTAAAGAACTAATAGTAACAGTTTCATTTCTCTTCTCAGTAACTATTTCAAGTTGATCTTTAAGTCTTTCAGACCTTTGATAATCTCCTTGTACTTCCGCTTTATTGATTAACTTCTCCAAGTTCTTCATTCTATTGTTGTAAGCTCTAAGTAATGGACTAGCCTTACCTTTTTGCTTCTCTTCAATAGTGTCAGGGTCTAAGTCTAAAGTAAATTGGTCATTATACCTAGGCTTGTTCTCTATGACAACATAACCTTTAACTACCTTAGCTTCCAAGTTACTAGTATGGAGATTAACCCAATCAGCAACCTCTTGTGCATTATCTACTTCTCTTTGACTACCATCCTCGTTTAGAAGGTTGAACTTGTTGACAATGAAGTCAGGTGTTCTTTCCTTCTGTTGAGTCCTTGCGATTTCCCCTGTAACAGAAGAAGGTGGAGTCTCTAAGTTAATTAAACTTAATATGTCTTTAACAGCATACTCTAATGCGCTACCCTTCTTAATATCCAGTCCTACACTATTTAAAATCTCAATTACATAGTCCCAAACTTTAGCTAGTAAACTTTTATCATCTAGATTACCTTCCTTATTGTTTAACAACTCTTGTAACTTTTTAGACTTAAACAAGCGACCTATAAACTCCGCTTCATTTATCACAGGATAGATAACATTACCTTGGAAAGGTGTTAGTGCTTCTCCACGCTTCATTGCATATATAACTTTTGCAAATTCCATTTCAGGGTCTAGATTTAAAGATGCTAAATGCTCTTTTACAGCTTCCTGCGCTACATTTAGTAATCCTTTAAGTCTTAATACTTCTCCTGTCTTGTTATCATTAATAGCTTTTTTAGTTAGAGCATGGATAACTTCCTCTATGATAGTACTTTCAAATTGTTCTCTACCTCTAAATTTAGTAGGGTTGATTTGGATAGTCTTATCTTTTAAACTATGACTTCCCTTAGCCTTTAAGTTTCTATTAATTATAAACTTATAATCACTTATCTTATCAAGATTCTTACCAATCTCCGTAGCCATCAATTGATGGTACGGGTCTTTATTGGTAGTTTGTATCTTATTAAAGATGTAACTTAGTTTAGTTACTATATCCTCGTTAGACTTTAAGTTATAAAAGTCATTTAAAGATTCATTATTAGGTTCAGATATAACATCTGGACCTTTTTCATTCACTTTAGCTACTTCTAGAATCTTATTAACCTTAGTAGGGTCAGTAGGTAAATCTACTGTCTTAACTTTAGGAACTTGATTAGACTTGATAATAGATTCACCATACGATCCTTCATTGTTATATTCTAACAAGTCTTTAAGACCTAGTGTATCTTTTTGTTCCCATTGGTCAGACACCTCATTAAAGAAGTAAATATCATAACCACTTACAGCTTTAGGATTCTTTATACTAAATACCCCATCCATAAACGCATCACCTTCACTAGTCTTTCTTACTATAGTCTTCTTCTCGAAGAACTCAAATCCTACATCCAATCCTTTTACTTGAACCTTATCAGGGTTATGTTGTAAGTATTGAGAAGTAATAGCATTACCATTAAATAAATGAGCGTCCTCAAAGTTGGTATTATCTAATTTAGCATAGTACCCTGCATTAACTAAATAGTTGATAGGGATATACTTGATAAATTGATTAGACTTCTGAACACCCCCCATAAGAAGTTGTTGAGTAATTAAGTCTTGTGCTAACTTCTGAGGTGTATAAGTAATACCATTAAACTCTCCTAATACTGTAGTGTTGTTTAACAACATAGCAGCAAATGAAGCGTTAATCATTCTTTCATCTACATTTTCAGCTACAGAAGCTTTATATACAATATTACTAGGTAACACCTCTTTCTTTAGGTCTAACTCTAATCTGTTGATAAAGTCATTACTAATCTTATTAGTGTTTCTTAGTAGGTGTATGATGCTAGCTAGTGACTTATTGTCCTTAGTATCTATCATCAATCTGTTTCTCTCAGATAATACATCACCATCAGTATAAGTACCCATACCTGTAACAGCTAAATAACTCTTAATAACACTAAAAGCTTGTCTACTGTTGTCAGATTGAGATCCTAAAGAAGTACCTTTACCTATATGAACCTTTAAAGCATCAATAACAGTATCTATACCTCTATTCCCATAAGGAAAGAATCTAGACCACATTTTGTTATTCAAGTTCAAAGCATTGGTAGTAGTAAATCCTGCTAATGTAGTAGGTTTAATAAGCGTAACTGCTGCTTTAAAATCTCCCTTAACCTTAACCTCAGTAGTAGGCATATACCCTTCTGCTCTTAAGTCAGTAATCATTTTTAACTTCTCAGTATCATTAGCTTTACCCCATCCTGAAGCACCACTTCCATCTAGTTGCATATACTCTCCTATTAGCTTATCAGCATTAGCTACAACTGAATAGTTTTGTAAGCTATTCACTTGTTGTGCCTTGATAGTACTATAGAACAAATCCTTACCTAGTCCTGCACTATGAGTGTTTATAGTAGACTGTACGAATTGTATGTTCTTACCAAACTCAGTTACTTCTGTGAATAAGTTAAACAAAGCTCTTTGTCTATTGACATCAGCTTCACCACCACTAATAACTCTAAGTAATTCTGCTTTACTAGTGTTACCATACTTAAGTTTAAAGTCTGTACCATTTACATCTAAGGTAGTATCAGTAATAGGAAACAACTCTGCTATCTTAGCAGGTATCTCTATCTCTTTTAAAGGAGACAAACTATCATCAGCTTGTACCTTTAACTCTGTATACTTCTTAATAATAGGTTGGTTAATGAAGTAAGATATAATGTCTTCTTCAAAACCTGACATAACTAAGGTTCTAATAGCATCAAATGTACTAGTGTTAATATTCAACTTAAATAGACCTTGTTCATTTTCATCATCTACTGCTAAAGACTGGAAAGCAGATATAACATCTGTCTTATCTCTATTAGCACCTTTAACATTTACTTCTGTATCAGATATCATATTAGAGTCTTGACCCCCTAATCTAATACTATAAGCCTGTATACTTGTTCCTTCTCTCTTCTGTAAGAAGATGCCTTTGTTTTGAACAGCAGCTATAAATGTGTTATCCGTACTAAATACTCCAATACCCGCTTTTCCAGCTCTTGCATTAAGATACTTAAATGATTGGTACTCTTCTGTCATACCATAACCTTTACTTCTTCCTGTAGAGAAGCCGTATATTTCATCTGCTAAGTCTTTCAACATACCAAAATCTAAAGGCTTTAAGATACGTCTTTGTACTTCTGCATCTTTATTACCCATAATACTAAAGTGTAAGTCTAGTATATGATTCTCCATAGTCTTAATAACGCTATCTCCCTCGTAGATACTTAAAGCACCTGTCTCAGAATCAAAGCTAGTATTGTAACTATTACTATATAATTTATCAGCATCAAAATCAGAACCCATTTGAACAGCCCAATCAGCAGGTGCTAATAATAAGTCTCCACTAGACTTAGGTAAGAACCCTACTACTTTAATAGCAGACATAGAGTTCAAGTACTGTGTAGGAATACGGAAACCAAACATGTTTAATAACTCAGGAGACAGCTTAGTCATATCCATTGTACCATCTTCATTTGTGTAATCCTCAACCTTCACTAACTTACCTTTATCGTCTTTGAACTTAAAAGGAACTAAGATTTCAGCATACTTAACAAAACCTGTAGCCTTATCAAATCCTTCACTACCCATTACATTACCGTTAGCATCTTCAATACGCATAGGTTGTAATTGACCATCAGTTCTTCCGAACCATTCAGCATCCCATACAATACCTGTAGTATTGTTAATAGTGTCCTGAGCATCTTTACCTTGTTTAACAGGTTTGAAACCTTCACTAGCTCCTAGTGTATAAGACTTACCTTTTGGCTTTAACTTTCTAACTCTACTATCAACGATAGAGTTTAACATAGCTTCTAACTTACCACTAACTCCTGTCAACCATAAAGGCACTATAAACTTAGTTTCACCATGTTGGTCAACATAAGTATCTAAAGCAGCTATGTCATATAAAGGATAACCTCTAGTAACAGCTTCTTTTCTTAGCAACTCTGCAAGCTTATCAGTATTAAGTGTGTTGTTAATCTCGTCATACTCAATATCAGCAACTAGGTTAGTATAGTGTTCATCATAGATAGCCTTGTAAGACTTATCTAACAAGTCTTGAATACTTTGACCTGTATGACTACTATCATCACCTCTTACCTTAAATCCTTTGATGTCTCTAAGGTTAGCAGTCAACAACTTAATCTGTTGAGTACCATCATTGATAGATTGCTTGTTCTCGTCATAAGGTATCTCCTGTTGGATTTTAAACCCTTCTCTTGATAACCTACCTATAGTATCAATCTTAATAGATTTAGATACTGTACCTTCATTGTCTGTATAGATTTGAGTCCCTGTGTTAGTTCCCCCTACTTTAACAGCACTTTCGAAAGCTATCCTATCAACTTTCTGCTCCACCATCGCCACACGCAATTTATCAATCTCCAAATTACGAGTTAACTGCTTGATTAATGGGAAACTAGACGATTTTACATAGATTCTATGCTCAATATCATTCTTCCAATGATTCGCCACATACACAGGTTTTACTGGCTGAAATATTTGAGCAATATCCTTAGTCAAAAGCGTAGAGCCGCTAATTTCAAGCCCTTCTAGTCTAACCTTATCCTCAGTAGATAGCTTACCCTGTAAAACTAGTACATGTAGGTGTTCACTAAGAGTTGTGAACTCTTGCGCATCTGTAGAATTAGCTGCTAGATAATCTGTAGCTCCTTCTGCTCCTAGTAATGCAGTATAGTATTCCATTAGGTAAACTTCTCTCTCACTATCTCTAAGATAACCTAGTACAAATGAATCATTAACACTATTAGGTAGATCAGTACCTGGCGCAGCATCAGCAGCTAACCTTTTACCAATGTTATTAAATATGTCTTCGTGTTCTTGTAACCAGTCTTCTTTGTTATAATGCTTTAAAGCTCCTTGTCTAGTATTAACTGTTTCCTGTACTCCTTCTCTTGCAACTACTGTCTTCCATTGTTTAGACTTAAAGTAGAAAGCAGGGTCAGTAATAAAGGTTTGATATATGTTAACATTAGCTACCAAGTAGTTAACTACAAAGTTGAAAGCTTCTGCTTTTGGGTCTTTCCCTGTAACAATAAGAGCACGTGGAGTCTCCATCCATACTCTATCTCCTTCTACCATTTGAACCTCTTCCTTAGTCTCAATTAAACCATAAGAATCCCACTTACTTAGCTTATCACTAACAGCAGAATTTATATATTGTCTAATCTCTGATAAAACAACAGCTTTTAATTTAGCATCAGAATTTATGTTGGTCTTTAACTTACCATCTTTTTCCCATAACTCTTTAACGTTGTTTAAAGCAGGTAGCATGTTAAACATTCTTCCTCCTTCTTCATATCCTTTGATGTTATGCTTGTCAGCATCATCTTGAATACTTAGGATTCTATTAATCTCAGGTTGAACAAGAATTTCAAACAACTCATGTTGTTGGTTCTTTCTTAGTTGACCATTGTTAGTACCATCTGCCCAATCTTTACCTAATACTTGTAGACCAGGTTGTACAGTCTTATTAGAAGTAGTAGGGTAGAATAATCTAATGATAAAGTCTCTACCTTTTCTCATACTAAAGAACAAAGCTACTTTAGCTTGCTCTACCTCAGCAGGAGAACTTTGCTCTAGCTTCTTACCTACTTCTTTCCCTACGGTAGTAGTCCCATCATAAGTAAAGTAACCAAAGTACTTCTTAAACTTAGAATCATTCAATAAAGCATTACCCCATAAAGAGTTAGCAGTAAATGGCTGCTTCTGTAATCTTCTTAATAAGTACTCATTACTCTTCAACTCTCTTACTCTATCAGTTAAGAACTTGTTAGAACTATAACCAAAGTAAGTACGCCCTCTTACATCCTTGAATGAACTAGCAAAGTAAGTAGGAAATGATTTCCCTATCTCTCTAGCAAACCCTTTTAAAGCAGTATTATCAGCAAATGGGTGATTAGCTTGCACGTCTTTACCTGAAATAGCTTTTAAATTATTAAGGTATAGTTTGATAGCTCCATCACTACTAGTCAACATATGTAACAACACGTGGTGGTTCTTACTGTACTTAACCCCATTATCTATAAGGTGCTTAACTAGTGCATCCTCAAATCCAAATCCTAGTTTCTTCAACACTGAACTCCCAGTCTTATACTTATCGGGAGAATTAGACTTCAAATCTTGAATTAATCCCTCAACTTCAATCTCTAATTCAGCTACCTTTTCACCATCTACTACAAATGTACCATCGTTCTCTTGGATTAAATCATTGTCATATAGGTTGTTCATCCACTTAGTTTGAATAGTCTCTACTATATTATTAGCATCACTATTGTTCACGAAGAACTTACCATCTTTGTTCTTTAATACATAGATATGGTGTGTGTAGTGCTTAGACATAACAGATACAAACTCATTCTTGATCTTCTCGTCAGCATCATCTAAAGCTTCTAGTACGTTCTGTAAGTAAGGCTTCTTGTCTACCCAGTTCTCTATAACTTCCACCATGTTATCGAATGTAGGAGTTATTACACTACCTTCACTAATATCATTGTGGTAAGAAAGGATAGCGTTTAAATCATTAATAACTGCATCGAAAGATACAGTTTTAGTGATTCCTAAGAACCCCTTAACAGGAACTATAACACCATCTTTAACTTGGGCATCATCAATAGCACTAAAGAAATTCTTTACGCTAGTACTCATTTTCTCCTTGATGTTCTCTCTGAATACATCATCGTTAGCCCAGTTGTTGTACTCTTTCAACTCACCATCTTCTGATATAGCATTAGAGTCAGCAGAATCAAAGTCTAAACGTTCAGCAAGTAAGTCCATAGTCTTACCTTCTAACTTTACATTCAATCCATTAACCTTAGATAGTTTATTAACAGCTAAGTCAATTAAGCTATCGTAGTTGTTATAAAGAGCAGAAACTATACCGTGGTAACGTTCTCCTACTCTAGCTTGATTAGCATCATCAGACTTACGTGCATCATTATAATGTTCTCTAGCAGACTTTAAAGTATCTTTAAAAGCTACAAAAGAATTAAAAGCAGCACTACTATCTCCATCTTTAAGAGTACTCTTAAGGAAGTTAGCAGTTAAGTGGTCAACTACAGTGTTCTGTATGTTGATGTGTACCCCCTGTATAAGCAGAGACTTTGGAGTCGTACCTTTTAATTCAGCTAATCTTTCATCAGAAATAATAGTAGGGTCTAAGTCTACAGTAGTATACTTTTTAAAACCTTCTATATCTTCTTTAGATCCTAATGTATGTATTTGCTTTGGGTCAAAAACTACATATTCTGTAACTGGGCTTTCCCCATCAAGCCCACCTTCATTTATATCTAATATTGCACTATCGTTACCTTGTTCAAGAGCAATAGTAACATCGTCTACTTGGTCGGCAAATACTCTTTCATTCTTAGCATTGAACCCTACAGGTTTCCTATGTGGCTTTTTAATATCTACTAATACAGTCTTTATTATACCACCATAGTTCTCTGCTTCTTCTTCAAAATGAGTGAACCAAAACCCCTTACTATGGAATATTTTATCTGTCTCATTATTCCATGTATTTACATCAAAGGTTTTAAACTTATTTTTAGTACCATGATATAAAGGATAAGAAACCTCACTATTAGGGAATACAGTACCTAAGTAGTCTAAATACTCTTGTACTGTTCCTGCTTTAGCTAAATCTGGTGTATTATTAAATATATCAGATATAGAACCAGTATCATCTATAACAGGGTCTAGGTCTTCCTCGTTAAACTCTTCTGTACTAAAGGTGTAAGTAGTGTCTCCACTAGTAACTACTTTAGGTGCAGCCACTTCTATCATTGGAGTCTCTACAGCAGTATCAGTTCTAACAGGCTTCTCGTTTACAGCAAAGCTAGTATCAAACTCTATATTACTTTGGATAGTATATATCTCCTTACCATTAGGTAACGTATGAGAGTAGAAAGAAGAACGTAAGTGTTGCTTAATGAAATCATCATAAGAACTAGTAGTAACGTTTACATCTGTATCAGTAATCAATGGTAGTTGAAAGTCTTTCAACATAGCATCTTTATTTACATTCATGTAAGAGTTATTACTAATAACGTTAGTAAACTTCTCAATACCTTTCTCAATAGTAGCCTTTCTCTTGTCAGCAGGTAGTTGATTCAATATCTGTCTGTTTAAGAAACCTACAGCACCACCTACATCGAAACCTCTACCAAATTCTAAGTTGTCTCCAACTATTCTAACCATAGATAGGTTATCGTCTTTACTATTCAATAACTTCTTGAAGTCGTTAAATTTGTAGTAGCTTTTACCTGTTTTACTATCCTTATAAGGATATAAATGTATAAACTTATTCAAGTATTGCTCTAATCCTTTGATAGATCGAATATTAATACCTGTTTCTTCTGCTAACTTATTAACTCTAGTATCATTAGGGTCATTAGCAAAATACATCTTAACAGCATTAACCATAGATTCAATATACTCAGGGTGTTCTTTTATCTGAATAGGTTGAATAGGTAATGCTCTTTGTTCGTTACTACCAGTAGTAATAACAGCATAAGGCATACCATTCTGAATATCCTTACCATCTACATTAGCTATAGTTAATTCTCCTGTCTCTACGAAACCATCTTTACCAATACCAATCTGTACTTTAGGTAAGTTAATACTTACTAAGTTCTTAGCTCCTTTAGGGTCAGCTAGTAGCCACCCATCAGAACGTTCTGATACCTTACTAGTAATCCCATCAAGACCAGCATCTAGTACAGCTTGTCTAATAGAAGATAAGTATCTTCTTTGTCTAGCTACATCACCAGACTCAGCTATATTAGCATCATTCACCCAGTCCATAGTGTGTAAGTAAGCTCCTTTAATCTGCTCTCCTTTGTAGAAGATAGCTATAGGTGCAATCTCACTAGGCTTTCTATTAACAGTCTCCCCATCTTTAGTTACAGTACCTTCCTTAGTTACAATAGTCCCATCCTCATAGATAACTTCATCTAATACTTTAAAAGTAATAGCTTCACCTTTCTTTAAGATACTAGGGTCTAATAACACTTCGTCTACTGCATCATTTAGCTCTCTGTCTATATCTTGCTTAGAAGTAACAAAGTCCAATACATTAAACTTAACAGAAGTAACTTCTACATGATTCTTGAACTTTTTATCTAAATGGGCAACCTTATTATAAGCTTCAACGATTTTAAAGCTGTCTGCTTCCGTTACATTCTCTTTAGCATTAACTTTATACCCTTGTGATTCTATGTACTCTTTTAATGCTCTTTTTTCCTCTAATTTGAATCCAAAAGCAGTATGAGAATAAAAATCATTTAAGATACTATCAGCACGTACTATTTGGTCATTACTTGCTATTGCTTCATTCTCAGCATCAGTAAAGTAAAGACTCTCATAAGTATCAACAACAGGCACAGGTGATTGACCTGTAAGGTTATATAAACTCTTGAACTTCTCAAATATCTTGTGGTGCTTCTCTTCTCCTACAGTCTTTTGTAGTCTATCAGAAACTACCTTAAAGTTACTAGTATCTAAACCAGCATCTTCCATTACATTCAAAGCATGGATAAGCTTTCTAACTTGTCCTACTATCTGTTCTTCCTTATCTTGTGAGATAGGGTCTTGGTCACCATCATAACTATCTTGCTCTAAAGCAACATCACCATCAAACTCGTCAGGAGACATATCATTAGCTAAACCATCTAAAGCACTATCTATATCACTGTTGTCCATAGAACTTTGAGCTTGTTGAGCTTGTTGAGCTTCCTCTTCTGCTTCCAATACTCTAATAGCTTCTGTGTGTTGTGCTATGATACCTGACATACCTTCTAAGTGTGCGTTCTTAGTTAAGTGAGCTATACCTCTTTTAAGAGATTCTATCTTACTCTTAGTAGGAACTTTAGAAGCCATTACTTTATTAGCACCATCAACTACAGTAACTAAACCTGGGTTATCAGACTTGAATGTATAAGATTGGTCAGTAGTAGGTGCAGCAGGTGCAGTAGGATTAGCCTTAGCTATAGCCGCAGCAGCATCTTCTTGCGCTTTAACAACCTTGTTATCTTCGGCAGTTTGAACTACAGCCGCCTTTTGCTCCGTAGCCTTCTTCTTTACAGGGGCTAACTCATCTTCCAAAGCTTCCTCTGCTAATTCTTCTTGACCTTTTCTAATCTTCTCTTTGATCTTAGTTTGTTCCTCGGCTGAGGTAAGCTTTAAGTGTCTTTGTCCAAGTCGTGTTTGAGTCCTTCTGATTTCTCTGATTTCCCCCAAACTCGCCTTATAATCTGCAAGACTTGCAAGACCTTCTATATTCTTCTTAGTCTTAATCTTGAAAGCCAATTGACCATCAATCTCTATCTCTTCTTCCTTAACTCCTAGGTCTGCCAAATCTTGCTTAACTTCCTCAACTATCTTAGGTAAGTTAGCTTCTAACTTAGCCTTTCTAGTACGTAGTTGTGTATTCCTAGCTCTATTGCTATAAACATCAGCAGCATTAACAAACGCTTGTGATTTGTTGAACTCTACTTCAAGACCTTCTATAAAGTCAATAGCTTCTGTAGCTTGGTCTTTATAAGTCTTAACGTCCATACCTTTATCACCAGCAGCTTCTACATCCATATCCTTAATACCTTTAAAGACGTTAATTAGCTGCTCAGTAGTACCATTACTAAAAGCATCGTAAGCTTGGTTACTCAATAGTTGACCTTTAAGCTGTTCAAACTTAGGAGTATCACCATCTTCAAATGCTTGATCTATCTCTCTATGTAATTGAAAAACTTCTTTAGACCTCATAATCGCATCAGAACTGGTCGATAATTTTTCGCCCTTACTCATTTCTGCAATTTTATCTAGGCTCTCTTTCTGCTTCGCATACGCACGATTCTGTAAGGTATTATCACTAATTCTTGAACCTTTTTCGTCCTTTCTTAGCTTCAATCTCCTACCTGCATTAGTAAGTCCTGTTTGTCCTGCTCCACCTACAAAACCAAGTAGTTGTGCTTCAAACCCTTCTTTACTTAATACATCTTCAAGACCTTTAGTGAATCCGTAGTCATCGTCCAATGCTTGCTTCTCAGCCAACATGTTGATAGTCTCTTCTCCTGACTCTTGGAATCCTTCTCCTACAGCTCTACTAATGTTCTTCTTACTAGATACAGCTTTTCTTACCTGTCTAGTTAAAGCAGGAGTCTTCATGAATAAGCTAGCACTAGATAGATTCAATACCATATTGATTCTATTAGCACTTAAAGCACTTTCACCTTGTTTAGCTGCTTTCTTCTTAGCTAACGCATCAGCATCTTTATTACCTGCTGCTTGTAGCTTCTCTAACTCACGTTTATAAACTGTAGCATATACGCTAGTTGCAATACCCATACCTTCCGCATGGTTCAATAAGAAAGCATTGTTAACGGTAGCTGCACCTTGTATAGCAGCTTTAGTACCACTAGCAGCAGCTTTACCTTTACCAAGAACTTTAAAGAACTCTAAAGCTTTAGCACCTCTGTTTAATGCAGCTAAGTTAGCTCCACCTGTAGCGAAACCTACAGCAGCAAAAGCAGTTACGCTCTCTACTAAGCTACTTCCATTCTCCATCCACCAAGCGAAGTCCCCGAAGTCTAATGCTTCCCCTTCGTTTTCCCTGTAGATAGGTGAACGGGCGTTACTTGCAGCTTTCTGTTCTGTAGCCCAAGTACTTAACCAGTTTCCTAGTTCATCATCACTGTTAAAGTAGTCTTCGACATCAAGAATACTACCTGCTTGGTTAAGTATCTCTAACGCTACGTTAGGCAAGAACTTAGCCCCTGCGTGATATACTTGTTCCCAATTACTCTGATTCCTAGCTCTAGTTGTGTTAGCTTGTTCCACACTACCAAAGTTAATTAAGCCTTCGCCTAAATGCTTGTAGTTGTCCAAGTCAACACCTTTATCAGTATTTTCTAACGTAGAAAAAGTGCCTCGTTTAAAGGCACTCATTCCAGCTAGTAAACCGCCAGTATCATCAGGTGTAGTAGTATTAGTAGTGTCAAGACCACCAAAAAGGCTGTTAGTATTAACAGCCTTACTCTTTTGTTTACCCATTGTGATTTAATTTAAAATCTTAGTTATATAATTCCTAGTCTCTTCGGGCAACTTGTTGTAGTCTGCTCCGTTCTCATGCCATTTCTTTAGATTACCTATCCCCCAGTTATAACCTATAAGTCTATAAGCTGAGTTATCAGGTAAGTTATACCTAGCCATCATTTGGGGTATCTTAGTCTGTAAATACCAAGTTCCAATTTGCTTGTTTACTTCGGGCTTCTTTAAGTCCTCCGCAGTATACGCAGTTCCATTTAGTTTATTGAAGTCATCTACAGGACTTCCTAGTTTATGACCATTAGGTAATAATTGCATTAAGCCAGTAGCTCCACTCTTAGTGTTAACTACATCGGGTCTACCACCGCTTTCTGCTTGTATTACCTTATTAATATCAATTACTTTATTAGCGTTAATATCATTAACAGGAGTAGTTGGTTTGTTTAGATGGTTGTTTAGCATCTGTGTACCTACTACTTCTTTCAATTCATCCGCACCACTAAAGGTATGACTTTCTTTTAGATTTTCGGGTAAATCCCACACTTCTTTTCCATCTTTATTGATACCAAATACTTGACCATCATTGTTTTGTAACTCAAAAACCACATCACCGAAATCTCCATCGGCACTAGCTTTTTTCGGTACAATGTTCACACTAGAGTCTTCATTTATCTTCCACTTTAACGGTACATCGGGTTGAGCAGTATAGATATTAAGTCTATCTAGCTCTTTACCTCCTGGCATACTGTTAATATAAGTCTTAGCTAGCTTTCTATAGATAGTTAAGTCATGACCTTCTAATGGTTGCTCTGCGTGTTTAGCTGCATAGAACTTAGCTTCCTCTACTGATATCTTATTAATAAGCTGTTCATGACCTACAGGACTTCCGTTATAGTTAACAATAACCTTACCTAGGTTCTTAGTCTTACCAGTCTTAGTTCTATTACTATAAACAGTAACAGCATAAGCAGGCTTACCATTCTTGTATTCTAATAGAGGTGTAACTTTAAACGAGTTTAAATCTATATCCTCTAAATTTACATTTAGTTCATCTTCTATGTTAGCAAATAAATCCTTACCATCAGGTGTTACAAAGTTCTTAGGTGTACTCTTTAAGTTCTGAGTCATCACACTTAGTAAGTTTCTATAAGGTAAGTGAGTCTTCTTATCAGCGTTACCTACAACAAAGGTAAATGCATCTTCTGTCATTGGGTTATCAATCATCTTACCCATCTTAGCTGCTATCTTACTAGCTGCCCATTCAGGATCAGAACCTGATATTAGACCTGAACTAGGCTTGATGTACTTAGAACCAAATAGACCATCATCTTCTCCTTGTATATAGTGGTTAATAGCATCATTAATAAACTTCTTCTTAGACATTACCTTAAACTTCCCACCTGACATACCTTGAGGTGAACCAGACTTAGCTATAGATTGTCTATTACTCTGTAGACTAACGTACTCAGCGTATTCAGCATCAAAGTCTATCTTAGACTTATCTACAATGAAAGACTTGATACTGTTCTCTTGTCTCTCTAAATCCTCTAAGTCTCTGTTACCTGTATCAATACTTCTCTTCAAGTCATTAATAACTCCTGTAGAGATACTAGGGTCAGTCTTAATAGCAGCCTGCATAGACTTCAATTTAGCCATTTGAGTAGTAATAGTAGCTGTAATCTCTTTCTTACCTGCTCTAAGTGCAGTATAGTCAGTAGGAGATACTCTTTGTGTAACACCTATTCTATTAATAGTCATTAAACCTCTCTCAGCTGCACTACCTTTACCTTTACCTGTACCTGTACCAACCTTATCAACTATAGGCTTCATGTATTTAAGCTTATATTCTTCAAATCCTTCTTTTGCGACACCCAATTGCATTGCATCTGTAGTAAGTTGGTCTTTTCTCAAAGTCTTATAAGCGTCCTCTAAAGTGATTCCTTGCTTCTGTAAAGTTTCGCTCAAAGTGGCTAAATCCTTGGCAGATTTTATACCCAACGATTCCGCAATTTCAGTATTTACACCCTGTGCTAGTAGCTTTTTGATGTCATTAATACCTACTTTACCCATACCATTAAGTTCATAGAAGACTTCTTCATCAAACTGTCCTTGTATTAGGTCATTACCTTTCATGTAGGTCTTAGCAGATTCAATCAAGTCAGCTTCACTAACCTTCTTGTTAGTACCATACATTAGATACCCAGTTCCATTAGGGTCTTTAACAATACTCTTACCTTGGAAAGTTAACGGTATCTCGTCAGCTTTGAATCCCTTAAGAACTCCTGCTACTTCTTTAGATACATCTATATAGTCTGAAACACTTCTACCGCTGTACGAACCGCTATATAGTCCAGTCCTTGGGTCTTTAGATATCCCCTTGTAGTTATTACGAGAATAGGCAACAGCATTATTATACTGCCCTTGGCTAATCTCGCCTTTATCAAACCTCTCTTTAAGTCCACCTTCATAAGCTCCTTGTTGTTTAGCACTCTTTTGAATCTCCGATAACCCGAAGTTGTTAGAAATGTCGTTAGCTAGATTCTTAGTATCTATTACTTTGTTCTCTAAGTCTGGTCCGAAACCACCCATAGTCTTAGCAGCTGATTGCTGTGCTGCTAATACGAGGTCTTGGTCACCTTGACTTCCTGCTGCTGTAGGTATGTTACCTAGTGCAGTTTTGATCTTGTGTTGATTATCCACCACATAGTTATAATCTGCATCCTTCTTTTTGTATAACGCAGCAAGGTCGTCCACTGGACGACCTACTGGTTTTAAGGTTCTGTTGTTATAACTTAAATCACTAAATATTTTAGGCATATTATCTTATGTTAGTCTTGTTCCTAAATTTTGATTAGAACCTCTTGCTCTAAACTTTCTATTACCACCTCTGATACCTCCTCGCATCTTTCGTAGTCTTTCCTCTTCTTCTGCTTGTTCCGCAGGGGAAGCTAATAAAGCATCTGCTCTAGCAGTAGTTCCCTTGTTATACATTTGCTTTGCTATATCCACCCTGTCCTTATTGTAAGCTTCTTTAGAATCAAAGTTCTTCTTATCAATAAAGTCTCCTGCAAGATTAGCTAAATTAGCACTAGTTCTAGCACCTACCGCATCAGCTCTCTGAGTTTGCTGCATATTGTTTCTATCTACCTTATCAGCATTAGAAGCATTAACTCTTGCTTGCTTATCATTCTCTGCATTGATTAAGGCTGTCTCTGCGTTCTCCTTACCTGCAAGTATTCTACCTTTCTGATTAGCACCCTTTAATCTAGCAGAAGCAATATTAGACCTAGCAACAGCACTATTAGAAGTGTTTTGTTGTACATTACCTGCAACATCATTAACAGCTCTTTGAGTCTCTGCTAGTTGTGGGTTTACATTTACTGTAGTCTTACCTGCCTTTCTTCTAGTTAAACTAGGACCTTGTATCTTAGGTGTGTTAGCATTAATAATAGCATTACCTATATTATCAATAGCAGGTATAAGGCTCTCTGCTGTACCCTTAAGGTTCTTCTTAGAAAAAGCCTTACCTATGAAATCTCCAAATCCAGCTTTAGGAATAGCTCTACCATCCTTCTTACCACCTTTCTTAGAGTTCTCCTGTTTAGCAAATAAAGCATTTTCAGCCTTATCTAGTTGATTTACTCTAGCTCTATTACCTTTAGCAGCGTGCTTCTTAGTAGCTAAATCCACAGCTTTACCTGCGTAAGTCTTACCACCATCTGGAGATAGTCTATCACTATAAACCATCTTGTCATTCTTGATTGGTTCTCCTCCTTCAACCTCTACAATAGCTTTACCACCTTTCTTTAGCTTGATACCTGATGTACCATCTATCTTAGTCTCTCCATGTTTGTTACCTACAGCTAAATTCATATCTTTCGATATGGGAACTAATTTTCCCCCTGTAGTAGAATAAGTGGAGTTCGGGTTGATTCTACCCCCTTTACCATAAGAGTTAACTGAACCACTTGTTACTTTCCTTCCTTTAGGATTAGCTCTTTTAGCTCCAATTCCAGCTCCTTTTACTGTTCTAGCTGACTTGTTTCTAGCAGTAGTTTCATACCTTCTGTAAGCTGTACTTCTAGGTGTATGAGGATTACCCTTCTTAGCAGGGGGGTCAATTTTCCCCCCATTTTTGTAGTAATCAACTGCTCCTTGTCCTTCGGTATCGAAGTCTTGTAACTCGTTTATGTCTTCTAAACGTTCGTTACCTTTCTGAACAGCTATTCCTGTTCTTCTTTTCTTGTCAGCTTCCTTCTTAGCTCTATCAGATGCTATCATACCAGTAACAGCACTTACTCCTGTACTTATTAGCGCACCTAGTAAGGCTTTAGGTACTGCTCTACCTCTTTTATTATGCTTTGCCATTGTTAGTTATTTAGTAATTATACTCTTAACATTAACCTTATGTAAGGCTACGTTGTTATTATCTATATTATCAACGATAAGTCTTACCGTTATAAATTTACTAATAAAATTCGACTTATCAAACCAAATCTTACTATTATTTATGTTAGTTACATTAAGGACTCCACTATCTTCTATTATAGGGGAAGTCGCATCTAGCAACAAGTCTCTAAAGTCATTAAAACTCCATTCGTTAATCCTACCTTTAATAGGGTTTACACCTTCCATCTTTAAATCTATTAGCCCACTACATTGGTTCTCATTGTACAGCATCAATCCTGTTATAGTCTTAAACTGCTCTACTCCCCCTTGTGCGTTAGTAACAGTAGTTACCCATAGAATACTTTGGTACAATTTAGTAATATCCAAGTTTCCGTTAAAGATCAAATCAATGTAACTTTCAAATTTATTACCATAATACAGACCTTTTGAAGCCTTATCATTATGTTTATAAACTCTAGCCCTATTGATTCCTGTTAACTTATTAGTGATACTATATAGGTCTGATATTGTATAATAAATCAAATTTGGAAAATAATCGTGGTCAAATAACCAACCACCTTCTTCCAAGGAATAACTCTTAGTTATACTCTCATTAACAAAGTAATCAGTATTAGTAAACTCTAGTAATACTCCATTCAATACATAGAACTCACCATCGAACACAATACGTTGTGCAGCAGGTACAGAACCTAGTAGTAAATCAGGTCTAGTAAATCTAAAGAACTTCTTAGTAAACAACAACCTGTCATACTCTTTGTCGTATCCTATTAGCTGACCTACACTTATGTAAGGATTATCTATTCTTTGTTTCTGCCCTTTAGCATTTAACTCATAATAATCTAATCCAATATCCCAGTTGTTCCAAAACCAGTTTTTATTACCATTAGCACTTATCTCTTTGATGTCATTCTTTATAAGGAATATCTGCCCTGTCTCTTGATTTAGAGTAGCATACATTCCTTTAATCATCTGACAAGCAAACCTAGAAGTACTACCTACAGTTCCTTTATCATCTGATAAGAACTCTTCGGGCGGTCTAGAGAATATATCACTTATACCTAAGTAAGTCTCCCCTTCTTTGGTATTCAACTTATCCTTCAATGCTGCTAAGTATAGAGTATACCTATGTTGTATATAGATACGTCTATCAGAAGCTCTAATAGCTATTATGTCTCCCTTACTGTTAGGCATTTCATAATAGTCATTAATTAAGAACGTCCTTAAAGAACCCTCACTCAAAGACTCATTAGAAGTAACTATACTCCTATTAACTCTATAAGGGAACTTGTTTATGTTTACCTTTAAGAAATTAGCAGTTAAGATAGTACTTAAGTTGTTTATAACTACAGACCCAAAAGCTTCTGTTACCTTTATCTCTGTAGGTATAGCATTTAGAATCTCAGGGTCAGCTACTGCATCCCCTCCTGTTGAGTCAGCTACAGATACACTAGTTATGTTTTGCTTAGGCTTATGTAAAGCACCTAAATGAATAGCTGAGAACAAGTTAGGTATAATAGTCTGGGTAGTCTGTTGGTATCTAATATCAATAGCAGGACCGTAAGTCAAACCACCTAGATAAGCATGTACTAAAGATGTTTGAAATACATCACCACTTAAGAAGTCTAAAGCCCAATTATCAGCCTTACTAACTCTACCTACTACTACCAAATTACTACTTTTGAATCCAGCATATAAGTCTTCTCTAAATACAAACCCTGTAATATTAGCTAGGTAGTTCCTATGTCTTACCTCTAGATTACCAGGTCCAACACCTATAGCTATAGGGTCGCCTTCTACTAGTGTGTAGGACTTCTCTAAATCTATATTAATACCTTCTTCTCTATGTTGAGTACCTTCTACTCCGTTGTTTCCTTTCTTATAGGTTAAAGTCTTCTCTACTAAACTATACTTGTTAACCTTCCTGATTGGAGCAAAAAACTCTGGTGGAGCTGCCGTAACAGGACTATTAGGTTGTAAGTAGTTAAACGCAACATGTGTTACATTAATAGAAGGTTTAAATTTAAATAAGTCTACACCAAATACTCTACCTTTCTGAAAGTTAATACTAAGAGGTGCAGAGTAATCTAAGTTCTTAGCGTTGAAGTTTACATAATCATAAGTCTCTATAGTATCCCCTTGTGTATGGGCTACCCCTAAGTTCAATGCAAAAGATTCAGTTGCTCTCCTAGTCATACCCCAGTTACCTGCAACATAACTATTACTAGCTGTACGCTTAACAAAACTCAATCTATACCCCTGTATCTGTGCCTTAACAGCAGTAGGTATTACAGCATCAAAATTAGTTACCACTACTCCTACAGAAGTCTTAGCATAGAAATGCTGTACAGTACTAGACTTGATAACTTCTTCTACACTAGGTACTCTATGGTACTTAATAGGTGTACCTCTTAAATCTGGTCCACTTAGTGCAGCACCTTGGTAATCTATTGTACTATTGTAATCATCTGTATTAGGGTAGACTTCCTTGTTCTCCCAATAACCAAACTTACTTGTAGTAGGATTCCCTAAATTTAAAATTCCCGTATTGAATAAATGAAACTGTTTATAATTGGCAGCAGCAAAAGTATTCAAATCATAGTCAGCTTTTTGCGCTCCTGTTAATACATTAGTTTCAGTTCCTACAGGTGTTAAGTTAGGTACATGAAATGCATCGGAGTACGTTCCATCTAAGTACTCTACTTCCATATAGAAAGCATATACTTCATCAGGTAGTAAGGTATCCTCACTAGTTAGGAATTGGCTATTAGGGTAGTGTTTCCCTATTGGCTTTAACTCTAATAAGTTAGCGTACTTTTGGAAATCAAAAGCAGGCTTGGTAACTGTATTACCTACAACACTTCTATTACTAAAACTAGTAAAAGTCTCTATTCTTTCAAATACAGTCTTACTGATAGTAATAAATGAAGGGTCTATACTAGTGAACCTATCAATAGCTACTAACGTCATATTAAAAGAATCTCCTGTGTAATCAAATACAGGACTTTCAAACGCAGTTAATGTACCTCCATTACTAATAACTATTCCTAGCTTCAATGACTTGAAGTTAGTATCTAGTTTAGTTAACGTTATATCTACCCCTGTCTTAGATAGTAAGATAGGTGATACAGTTTCTAAGGTTACTTCACCTTGTTTTAGATACACGAAATCACTAACTGGAAAAAAGTTAGTGGAGTCTTGTGTTAAATCAAATACGTAAGAATATGTAATATAAATAGCGTCACCTTCTATACTTCCTGTTGGTATCTTAGTTAGAACCATAGTTCCTTCCTGTACGTCAGGAAACATACGTAGCTTAGTAAACTCTACTGCATTGGCTAGAGTCTTATTAGGTAGTATGGTTACAGGTGGCGTATCTAGGTTCATTAGGTAAGGCTTGTTAGCTTCGTCCTTAATACCATCAGCCCATGATACAATTAAATCACCCTTAAAATTGTAATAAAATACCCCTTCTATTGGGCAATTGATTTTGAAACCAAATAAAGTACTCTTTAATATAGTCTCATAAACAGGGGTCTCGACACTTAGTCTAACTCTCCCTATTTCATCTGTACCATCTTCATTCTTACTAAAGAACACCTTGTCAGTAGGAGTTATAATACTACCTATAATAGTACCATTGATATTATACTCGAAACTTAGACCGTCTTCATTAGTAATACTTCTGAAATTCTTAGTCTTTAGCATGTTCCTTCCATGCTGCCAAGTTCCAGGTGGGTTTCTAATGGCTAAGGTATCCTTAACCATTGCTTTAAAGTCTTCCATAATTAATAATCAAATATAGGAGTTGCAGCTACTGAGCCTTCGCCTAGCGTGTTCCAATCCTCGTTAATAATATCTGTGAATACAGGGTTATTTACCATCTTAGTATACCTATGCATTTCCTCTACAGAAGGGAAATTCAGGTTGTTCTTAGCTCTAGGGTATAAAGCTCTCCATTCGTCCTTAGCCATTTGGTAGCTTACTACAGGATGCTTATAACCAGTTAGAGACATCTTATAGATGACGAAGAATGGTATTGCTTCTAGCAACCATGCATTATCAGGTATAAGTAAATCCCCCTCAGTGTCTTTAGGTATTCTATTATAGATATACAGTACCTTCCCTTCCTGAAAGTTAGTTCTTAGCATATCATGGTTTATACCTCCTTGATAGATACTATGGTCTGATATACCACTAAAGTCCATACCTAAAGCTAAAGACTTAGTTAATGGCAGTCTGTGGACTGTACCATTAACATTAGTTAATATAGCTAAGATATTCTTACTATCACATGGTAAGGGTGCTTGGTACTCTACTACATCTTGTACTAGATAGGCTCTCTCGAAGTATCCATCTACTCCCATAAGCTCTATACCTCTAGTTATGTGTCTTTGTGCTTTATTAACCCAATCATCGTTACTTATATTAAAGTCCTGATATAGTTCGGCTATAAGCTGTTTGCTTGATACTAGTTTAAATCCGTTCATTCTTTTCTCTTTATGTGTATGTATAGTTCTTTAGCTCTATCTCCATCTTGTTTGTACTCACATAGCTGCATTGCTATTGATTTTTTGCCCCTAGCAGCCCTATAAAAGTAATCCTTCATAATTGGATTATATTCCAAATATTGGTCGTTAGGCTTGTCCCAACGCACGAAATAATCCAAGGGTGGGCGGTAAACCATCCATTTTTCTCCTTTATAATCATCAAGAAATAAAGCAGCTTCCTTCACATAAGGTATTCCACCTTTAGCGTAAATAGCGTCTCTATTCTTAATACTCTGACCCCAGTTAATCCTCTTTCTTCTACTCTCTACACCATATACAGTAAAACCACCAAAAGAGGGTACTAGCTTGTGGCTATACCCTCCTTCTACAATCTTATCGACCATCTTCCTACTGAACTTCATTATAATCATTCTATATAAAGTAAAGTTAATATGCTTAACTTTAGCTAGTTCTTCTTTCCTTAGATTAGCACGTAATGCTCTATTGCAATCTACGTACCTTGTTACGTACATCTTAAGGATAGCGAAGTTTAACTTCTTACCATCCTCATATAAATCCATTATAGGGAACTTTATAGTAGACAATATTGTTTTACTAGATGCAGCTAATATTGTAGCTACATCAGTCTTACAGTATTCGGTCAAGAGTCTTTCTTGTCCTTTGATAAGCGTACCTAGAGTTGCTACTGCTTCTTCCAAAGCTGGTCTAGCATCTATGGTCTTAGTTGCTTGTGCATCTAAGTTCCTTACGTACAACTCATACATTACTTTAAGGTCTATCATCTTGTTCTATATGGACTTCTTGTCCGTCTTTAGGGTTATGTAAAAATTCTCTTTTGATTAGTGTTTTTAACTTCACTATCATATCCTGTGGCACAGGGAACTCTTTATCATCAGGGAAGATATGAGGTTCGTTACAATCCTCTACCAGTCTTGGGTCTGCCATTACACCTTCTATTAATATCTTACAAGGTCTTAATGTTCCCATCACTACAATGTGACCATTCTCATAAGTATAATAAACCACATTACCTTGTAAAGGCAAGTGACACATATATTTAAAAGCTTGTTGGTGTTCAAAGCTAAAAGTCTTGGCTCTATCAATACTACCCACAAATTTGAAATTACTTCTACCATTACTCTTTATCCTTAATGGTAAGGGTACTCTTTGCTTACTTCTAAGTTGAGTACCACCACCTGGTCGATCAACTTCTTCTAGTTCTACTTCAAAGGACTGTATATAATCCATGAAACTAAGACCACCTTTTTCTATATCTTGTCTTATGAATAAGGCTCTATGGTCTACAATACTATCCTTAACACTTTGTTTAAGGGTATCGTTAAATTGCTCTCCTTGGTTGAAGGCTATATTCTCTGCTATGTTATTTAAACTTGCCATTAGAAATGTTTTATGATTGAGAAGGAATGTAAGTCATCAGTTTCAAAGGTAAAAGGTACACCATTATTGATTAGTATCTTAGCCTTATCAAAAGATTTACCATATGAGTAGATGAACTGCCACTTACTTTTGGTTGTATAACTCCCCTGTAATAGTATATAGCGGAGGCTGTTATATCCCCCACCTATACCAAACAAACTCCTATCTCTAGTTAGTGTCTCTGTTATTGTTTTAGTTCTGAATATTGTATCTGTCCTAGTTATGTACTTAGGGAAGAAAGGTTTATACTTAAAGATACTAGATTCTAAATCACCGTTAAACTTATTGTAGATAGTAAACTTTCCTTCTATTAGGCTATCCTTAATCTTAACTGTGAACTTCTTTAGACTATCTATCTTGACACCTTTGACTCCACTCTTATCTTTTACAGGGAGATACTTATAAATTACCTTCCCCTTCGGATTCAAATTAATACCGTGGGTCTTAACGTAATGGTTGAATACAGCAGCAGTATCTACCTTTCCTTTTACTAGTACTTCTTCAATTATTGTCTTAGTTGTTTTGGTAGTGTAACCACCTAAACTAACTATTATCTTATCTTTAAAGTACTTTGCTAAAATGACTAAAATCGCTATACCAAGTATAGCGATTATTAGATTTCTTATTGTTTTACTCATGATTTTAATTGTTTGTTTACTATCTCTAGTGTAATCTCTGTATACTCTTTAAGAGCTTTAACCAAGTCTCTTTCAGCTGAACCTTGTATGGTATCAGCATCTATCTTGTTATAAGCTACCAACACACAGGCATCTGTATTCTTATGAGTATTACCTCCATGTATACGTACACCTTTGAAAGATATACCTTCCTTCTTGATTTCATACCCATTGTCTTCCGTGAATATCATAGGCATGTCTCTCTTAAACCGAGCAGACTTACTTATTAATACATCATATAGTCCTGCTGGTATACCTGTTTCACTCTTAACCTTAATACCATAAGGTCTTAAAGTATCTTCTAAGGTATAGCAGAAGAATTTACCATTAAGATATAGTTTACCGATAGTGCTTCTAGCACTTATCCACTTTCTAATTATCTTTAGTTGGGCTACTGGAAAATTGGGGAAATCAGTCATTGTAGTCGTCTTTAATTAGGTCTTCGATAGCAGGAGTAATTTTACCCTCTATCTCAGTCTTGATTTGAATTATTTCATTTTGTGTAAACTTAGTACTAGCTTGTGTCTCTACACTACAGAACACAATAACGTCCTCATTACTACTTAAAGATTCTCTCTTAATAAAGTAGATAAGACTATGCGTAACCTCGTCTAAGTAGTAGAAGGTCTTTAGTAACCCACCTGGCATCTTCATTGTACTGTTTAGTACGTAACCTTCCTTCTCTACCTTTTTTAATAGCATCTTGAAGTGGTCATCAATAACGATGTTGTTGTACTTACTAACTGAGTTAAGCCTACTCTCCCTATCTTGTCTCTCTTCAAAGATAGCGGTAATTCTGTTAGGAGCAAACTCCCCATTAATAGCTACTAGAATGACTAGCTTTGAAGCTTTAGTCTTAGTGAACATTCGTTCCGAAGACCTTTGTAGCGTATTAGTAATCTTTAGATCAATCAATCTATCATAGGAGGACTTATTGTAGTCTCCTTGATCTTCCTCTAGTGGGGGCTCTCTTTTGGCTTTCTTCTTCTTTACTACCGAAACTATCTTGTTATAAGCAAGATAAGCAGCAGTAATAGAAGCAGCAGCCGTAGAGATAATAGTAGGTAAATTCTCCATTGGTTTACATTATTTTATTAACACAAAAAACATTTTGCATAAAGATACAAAATGTTTTTGTGAAAAATACTATTATTTTTATGATGGTAATAGCCTATACACATAGGCTATACCACCATATTTTATTACTTTAATCTTGGAGGGTGAGACACTTCTTTTAGTCTCTCTACGTCCAACTTTAACTGTTTTATATCCTCTATTAACTCCTTACTATAACTAGGTACAGAAGTTTCCATCTGTTTAGCCTTAGCTATAAAGTATGCGTTTAGTGGGGTTGTAATATCTAACCCTATTATTCTTAAGGTAAGTCCTGTACATAAGAATACTGCACAAAACGCTAGTGCGAACTTGGGAGAAGAATTTTGTATCTTCTCTTGCATTGATTCTTGTTTTGACATCTTTTATATGTTTAAGTTCTATGGTACATCATTAACGGTATCCGCTGATGATTGATTGTTCTGCGTAAAATGTAAAGACCCTATATTATCCTGTACAATAGGGTATGTATCGCCATCCCCCATTCTCCAATAATGTGAAGGAGGTGTTGTTAATAGAGATGCATCATGAGTTGTACCTCCGTTATAAATATCTGTAATGTTTGAAGATTGGTCACTATGAAAAGTATATAGTTCATCCATAATACAATTATTCCTTAAATGATCCCCTCCGAAAGCGGACTCTCCTAACTTAAATACCTCTGCCTTTATAGACCCACTCCAACCATCATTACTATGCTCTGTGGTTAATACTTGATTTACCCCATCTATAGCTATTTTAACTGTGCCGAAATAATCGTTGAGGTCATTTTGGTCTTGTCCTGTAGGGTTTCCTGTGTAAGTAACTATAACTTGACCCCAAATCTCTTTGAGAAAACTATTTACAGGTGTTTTCCAACTTAAATGGTTGTTCTTAGTTCCGTATCTTAATACAATACGTTTGTTTCCTCCTGACGCATCCCACTTCAACCATACACGCCCTTCATTGTCTTCATCATTACCTCCAAAAGAATATATAGTTTGCTTACTACTTCCATTAGTACCTCCTTTAAACCATACCACAGAGGTCCAAGCATCAGATACTCCTGTGCCATTTGCTGCCCTATAGAAAGGATTTGATGTTGTTGCTGTTGCTTGTAGGTAGTCGTTGTTGTTAAATCTTATTGCCTTTGTATTTGCGTAAGCAGGAGCAGATACAATTATAACTAGTATACCTGTAGTTGAGCCATTTGAATTTCTAGCAATAACAGGTACATTGTAGGTCGCTTCGGTAAGTAAATCTCCCCCTACTACATTCCAATTATTACCCTCCTTTGTAGTAACACTTAAAACGCTTGAAAAATCCCATATGACTTCCGAGCCATAAGTAGCTTCAAATAAATGATTTAAAGATTCCCCTGCGACTAGATTAAGGACTAAACTAGAAGTTATAATAGGTAAAGCATCTGTTGATGTTCCTGTGTTACTAAACAAGGAGTTAAGTTCGTTTACCGCTGTAGTTAAGGTCTGAGTAACAAGGATTCCATCTATATAAGTTTTATCAATATCTAACTCTTTGATGTAAACCTTTGCTCCATCTTTGATATACACTTGAATACCTCCAATACCATTATCAATAGCTTTTAACTCATTTATAAAGAAGGGTTTTAACGCTTCGTCAGTTACATGGTCTGAAAATATAATGTTGGTGTTGGTGTCATCTGTACTGAAATTCATCCCCTCGTAATTTAGGAAAGGACTTATGTATTCTACATCTAAATCTGTAAAGTCCCTAAGCCTAACTTCAACAAAGTAATTTGATGAAGTAACACTATCAGGTCTAACGTTTAATATAGTTCTAGCTGAATCTCTTGAATTACTTTTAGTTATCCTAAAGTACAATTCAGAACCTATATGGAACTCTGCTTGCTGCTTAAAGTACCACATATCCAAGGGTGTTACATTGTCAGCAGGGTCTAAAGAGTATAAAGGATCTCCAATACTAAAGGCTACTCCGTTTAATACTTGTTCATAAGCTTTCAGTCCTGTATCGTCACTACCGTAGTAGACTTCGTAAAATAAATAATCTGTATCTAATACAGCTTCCGCTACAGTAGGTTTTAAAGCCCATGCTGCACTTGACACTCCTAATACAGATGTTGATTCGTAAGGAATTGACCCACTAGATGCTGCGGAACTTCCTTGCTGTATAACATAAGAATTAGAATAATCTCTACCCGAAGCTTGAATTACTCCTAACTTACCTTGATAAGCTGGAATATGTTGTTCTTTCACCCCTAACCATAAAGGCGACCAAGTTATCTTAGAAGCGTTATTCTTAAATACAATATTTTCCCCAATTGAGGTCATATCATGTATATTAGATAAGCTAAATGTGTTTAGAATTGTTACAATAGCTCTATCTGCTTCTAGCTGATCTGTACTAAAATTATAAATGATGTGGTCTAAGGTAGCTTGTTGTTGGGCTGTTAAGCCTGCCCCACTCTCTGAGGCACGTCTAAAAGGTATGTAATTCGCTAGATAGGTTATACAAGCTAACCTATCTCCTACTGGTACTGAGTCCTTATTAAGTAATTCAGCGTAAAGTATCTTTTCTTTATTTTCATTCTTCGTGTTACTTATAATAACATGAAGGAGATCAAACTCAGGAACAAAGTCCCCCTTTAAGATTTGCATCTTTTCTACCCCATCTATTTCTACTAAGACGAGTCCCCCATTATCGTATACTAGTTTTGCCATTGTGTGTTTAGTTTAAATAATTATTAATGTTAATATCTCCCTTATAATTCTTCTTCTTAAACTTCTTATGTCTCCACACATTGATACTAGTACCAACAAACATAAGAAAGACCCTTCTGAATACCATACCTTTAGGATACCCTAAAGTAAACATAGTAATCATAAAGAGTAAATCTACGTTATAACCTACATAACCTAAACCATTCAGCATATCATGAGGGAAAGCTGCGGCTTCGAATCTTGTGTGTTCATAACGTTCTTTAACAAAGGTAGCCCCATCATAAGAGAACTTATTCTCCTTATAGTTCTCTATGGCGACCTCTACTAATCTCTTAACAAATAGGGGTGAATCCTCTATCTCTAAGCGCATAGAAGCAAAACCTCTTTCTAGTTCTGCTTCTTTACCTAGAGCTATATAATCTTTGTAATATAGGCTCTTATCCATTTCTTTAAACTTTAAATTCTCCGTTGTTGAAGCCATTTACATCGCTCCAAACGTCCAAAGTATCATCATTCCTGATAATGTTAATATTAAATTCTTTCTGCTCTGACACTATCTGAATCCCTTCTGCAACGTTGCTTATGGTGAAACCGCTGAAAGCTGCTCCATCAATTTCTGCTTGTGAAACTACGTTAGAGTTCAAAGCCAAGTTAACAATCTTAGTTTCTCTACCATAGTTACTTAGTATTAACTGGTAGTTGTAATCAAAGATTTCTGTATAAGTACCATCACTATTCTTTAGCCTAGTTAGTAAGTTAAATACCCCATTCTCAAACTTAGGAGTAAGTATCTTATTACCGATCTCCAAAGGCTTGATTACGTAGTTATACACGCTAGTTAAGAATAGTATCTCAGGTACTTGTGTTACAGTAGGTACTCCGTCTACTAATATAGTAACGTCTATCATATCAAAAGAGTCCTTACCGACAGTCCTCTCTACTATAGACTTCCCTAACTTAAACTTTAAGCCTATTAGCTCTCCGTTGTTTATTTTACTTTGCTCTACTCTAGAACTTATATCTATACTGATAATAGATGCTGTTTTCATAATTTAATTATTTACATATTAATATCCTTAGTTTGCCACATCGTATCAATGTAGGTAGCCCCTGTTGGTTCTTTTGTTTTAATCTCCGCTAGATTACCTAGACTAGATGTTATTGAATTGCCAGTAGTTTCATTAAAGTCATATATATCACCGTTTATATCTAAGTAAGACATAAAACAGGTAGATGTATAAGGAGCATTAGCCCCTGCGGGATAAGCAGGACTTGAACCATCAGCACCTCTAACTCCTATACTTTCAATTACTAAGTTACCTTTACCAATTGTAGGTTGACTTGTAAAAACTAGTATATGATTATAGTACACCCTTAACTCGTCATTAATTGCTCCATCAAACTCGAACCTTATCTTAGCATACTTAGTAGAATTAAAGGTAGTAGTTGTTGTAGGTTGTTCTTGAGGGGCAAAATAAGAAACTGACCCTCTAAGAGTGAATACGAGGTCATTAACACCAGAGCCGTCACCAAATGCCAAGGTGTTAAATACACTACTTGAACCTATGTAGATATCTTCTAACGTACCTTCATACTCTACATACCAATTACTATTACTAGCTAAAGTAATAGGGTTGGCTAATAGAACATAATCTACGTTATTACCCTCTAGCTGTAAACCTTGTCTGCGTATAGTGGTGTAATAACTACCAATCGCAGTCAAACCATCTCTACGTAAGTCGAGAAGTTGATTACTAAATACTCTATCCACCACCTTAAGCCCATTGTCTACATTCTCTATTGTTCGGAAAGCAGGATGAACAAAAGTATTTACTGTAGGTGCAACTCCTAATGTAGAGAAGTATCCACTAGCTAAACTTAAGTCTGAATGAGTATTACCTGGTCTATAGTATACCTTAGAGTACACCATTTCATATATATGGTTTAGTTGCTCTGTATTTTTAGCAGCACTAGCATACACTACAAGGAATCTTATTTTAATCAAGGCAACCAACTTCTCCACATTGTTAAACTGAGCAATATTAGCGGTAGTCTGATTATTTCCCGTTATAAACAGAAGCTCTAGAATAGTGTTATCTGCCCCTGACCTTAATGGGTAGTTTACTATATTAGGGGCGGTTGTTGACAGGTTTGCATACTGTAGCCAAAACTCTTTTAAGTTTAAGTTGGCTATGGTTTCAGGTATTTTCGAAAAAACACCACTTCTACCTAGTACTAATTTTGTAAGTACAGTATGTGCTTGAAAGGCTGTAGAAAACTCCATAAAAGCATCATTAATAACCCTACTATAAACGTATAAGAAAAACTCTGATAACACAGGCATACCTAGTAAAACATCAGTATCAATAACCTCCGAACTAGCAAACCCTAACTTTAGTATGTTGAGGTGAGATAGCCCTTGTAGTCTAGGGTCAATGTTGGTTACATTAGATACAGTTAGTACATTAATAGCAGTAAGCTCGGTAGCTGTAAATATAGCTTCTGGGATAGGTATAGAAGCATTTGAATTTGCTACATAAGTAAGGCAGTTCTTCATTTCTTTCATCCCATTGAAGTCAGTTGCTATTAAGTTTGTGTACTGTACAGGGAAAGATAACCCCGTTATAGATATAGGGGCGTAAAGTAATACAGTAACAACACAAGTATCCACCTGTACAGGGAGTACTACATTTACAATTAGTCTAGAAGCATGAGCCGTAGTACCTCCAACAAAGATTGGACTATTATGCTCGAAGACTTCTTCGTAGATAATATTCCCTCCTAGGATTCCTTGGACCTCTACTTTAACCGCACCATTATTTCCTGTCAAGAACATAATGTAGGGTAGGTCAAATGCAGTCATATTTGCCCCTACCCAAACAAACTTGGCGATACCATCACCGAAGTCGAAAAATTTAGCTATCCCCATTAGTTTCTGCTTATTGTGCTAGTGTACTTCACTAGCACCTTATTAATTACCCCATCTAACTTTATATCACAAAGTACTTGATGTTCTCTTGTGGTAAGAAGACCTGACGCTCCAAATAAAGTACCGCCTGTTGTTACTAAATCAATACTACTTGAGACCTTGTTATATATCTCTTGATTTGTAGTTTGCCCAAACTTAATAGTATGGGTCACTCCTGCTCCACTGGTTGTGAAATAGAACCCTACTAATTTAAACTCTGTAACTACAGGAAAATTAATAACAGTTGTATTTGTACTACTAGGTAATAAGTCGATAACAAATAAAGTCTCAGTACTTTTTAATTGTGTTAGTGTTACATTTATCTCATGACTATCTACAGGTGACCCTATAGGCGTAAGAGCTGGTGATAAAGGTAATAATATATCTTGTTTAAGAAGTATATCTGCTTTTATTGCCGATACATCACCTACAAGTGTTTGCCAGTTGGCTAAATAAACAGTAGTAGATGGATTATCAATTAAAGCTACAAGCCTATCTCCTTCTCCAAAAGCCTTATTTGAAAGAGTAACTTGATCTGAAACAGTATAACTCCAACCTTTCTTTACTGACCCCGAAGGAAAAGAACCTGTTGTAGAATCCCATTCTCCTTTTAGGATTATTGCTAAAGCAAGTCCAGACTCCATAGTGTCTAAATTTACTGCTTGTGTCACAGTTATATGACCTACTTTAGTACTATCCGCACTAGGATAAGTAACCTTAGCGTCTACTGCTGTTTTAAGCACCTTACCTTGCTTAGCGGATAAAGCTTCTGTAGCACTATCAGAAGTAAGGTTATCAGTAACAACAGTAGTACTACCTGCTACCGATCTACCATCTACCCAAACAACACCAGTTAAACTCCCTGGCGTTGGGTAAGTACCTAGTCTATACCACTTACTATCTGTCTCATGATAAAATTCATGTCCTTTCTTTACTAACTGACTAGTGATTAATAAATCCCTATCAGCATCATCAAACCTCCACTGTTTCTTGTCTAGTGGTCCATCTTGTGTAGTGTATACATTCTTAGATAGATTAAAGGATGGTCTATTATCTACTGCCATTATGTTGCGGTTATTTCAAAGTTAGCACTTCCAGGGAATCCTGCCCCTAGGCTTATAATATGTCTCTCATAACTAACGCTACTACCACCAGCATCATCTACTGCTACTGCGGTAACCACTCTAGTTAAGATATCAAACGTACCAGTATCTTGTACTTGTACAGTCTTTCCAGCAGGTAGTATAAAAGCTACCTCTGGTGTATTAGCAGGTACTACTACTATCTGTGTTATGTTATTAGAAGTATTCAATGAGTAAGATAACGGTAATGCTCTTACTCCTGCTGATGTAGAAGGTGTACCACTTGCCGACCCTGTGAAGACGAACATTTTGTATACCCCTGTAATAGTAGAGGAATTGGAGCTAATGCTTCCTGCATTTCTACTTCCATCTAAGTTAGTACTAGTTGCTCCTGTACTATCCTTATAAGTCCCTGTTCCAGCATCATAGCTAGATAGAGTACTCCATCTATTAGAACCCTGTATCAAGGTATGATTACTAAGTACATATCCTGCTGCATTAGCTACAGGTGATGCATCAGTATAGATAGTAGCATTAGCTATATCTCTTATCAATACATTGTTTAAAGTACCTACTAAAGCAGGTCCTGCTGTACCGTCTCCATTAGTAATTGCTCCTTGGTTAAAGGTTACAGCAAATGTAATAGATACTACACTTCCTACCTCTACAGTAGTTCCTGATACTCCTGATATAGCAGTACTTCTATTACTACTTATAACAGCAAAAGCAGTTTTGAATAGTACACTAAACAATACGTCATCCCTAGTCATAAGTTTCAAAGAACTTAAAGTAGTTCCAGCAGTAAGACCACCGTGGTCTTCTGTTAGCTCTAAAGCACCATTAGTATTAGTAGGTGCAAATAATGGACTACCTCCACCACCTAATGCTACTTCAAAGAAGTTAAAGACTCTGTTACCATAGTCAATACCCTCTACTATAAGACCAGGTGGGTATGTGAAACTAGTAGCTACTAAACCATCAGTTTCTCCCGCAGACTCTTCCTCTCTCCATCTATATGTTTTCTTATCTTCTAGGCAGAAGACATCCATATCTTCATAATACCCATAAGCGTTGGCATCCCCAGTTCCCAAGGTTTCAAGCTCTGCTTTTAGCAAAGCCCTTATCTTAGGGTCTAGAGCAAACTGCCCTGTCGTCTTTAGTGACGATCCAAATCCTATTACTCCCATGTCTATATATATTTAATTTTTAACGAATCTATAAAACACCGTACTTGGTGTAGAAGAATTGATAGCTACATAGAAAAGTATTTCTCTAACAGCATCATACTCAGTAGTAAAAGTAATAGTTGTAACATCATTACCCAATGTATCAAAAATCTGATACGGTGTTTGGTTTGTAGTCTTAACAGCAAACCCAACTCTACCTACAAATACTGCTTCAATATTCTTACCTACTATCAGTACAGCTTCATCCTCTAGCGTAGCCGTATTCTCTAAGTAGTCATCAGTAACTATTGTCTCCAAATCTGAGACTCCTAATAGAACCCCATCAAATTGGAACGAATATATCTGAATTGGTGGCGTTAAAACCCCAAATAAAACCTCTAATTCGGACATAGTTACACACGAGCCGCAAATACACTCGCTAATAAGGGTCACTTTGAACTTCTTATCTAAATAAAGCAGTTCTTCCGTATCTGAACTCCCTATTTGAGCCTTCTCTATGAAATACATACCTGACCAGTAAGCTATCACATACAACTTGAATAGTTCTGTGGTATCAGTACTGTTGCCAGTAATACATTCCTCTGTAGTCATCTGAGCTATCTTAGCTTGTGTACTACATTTACCTGCTGCTATAACCTTCTCTATATAAGCAGTAAAATCTGCTAACATAGTTTCACTATACTTAGATAAGTACACTGATTGGAACGTTAGCAGTTTAGTAAATATGTTCTTATTCTTTATTACTTTCAAGTCATTCCCCTTTACGCAGTTATTGCTAGAGATAGACGTAGTACACCCACAATCACATAGTAGATTTAGAGAATCTAGTATGATTGAATTTTGTAGGTATCTTACCACTGAGAACGTACCCGAAGCATCAGGCTCAGAATCAGCAGTTAGGTTGATGGTGTAATCTCCATCTGAATGAGCAGTTAATATAGTAGTACTTCCTGATATTACACTCTTTGATTCTATGACTCTAAGTCCTAGTAATAAAGTATATGTAGTATCTTGACTTACTGTTAGAACTTGGTCATCTTTTATCTTCTTTATTGTATATACAATTGCCATCTGTTTCTTATTTTATATAAAAAAACCTTACTATTTGCATAGTAAGGTTTTCCATTATTAACAAACTTATACTATAAGTTATTACCAAATTTACATCAATTAGTTTCCTGCGATACCATCATGTTGAGTTCCACTATCGGTAGCAGTCTCAGCTCCAGCATCAGCAGTATAAGCAGTTCCGAAGATTAAAGCCAATAAAGCTACTACTAAGGTAGCACTTTGATTAGTCGCCCCATTAACAGAAGAGAATACCAAGTTGTTATTCATTACATTCTTGAATGTAGTTGGAGTTTGATGTTGTCCAACCCACTTCAATGATACTAAATCATAATTACCATTAGGATTAACTTCCATTACTCTTGGGTAGTACTCAGCGTTCCAGTCAATAGGGTTACTATTACCTTCTTCTGTGCTAAAGTCTTTCTCCATTTGTAATACATCAGTACCAACTCCTTGTCCGTAAACAAAATCAGTAGCAATACTAATATCAGCATCAGCAATCATTTCACTTGCATGAACAGAGATAGTTACTTGGTCTTGTGTTGGAGTAATAGCAATACCGTAATTGGTAGTAGCGTTTAACTTAACAGCAGACAACCAAGTGATCTTGTTTATCCTTGTTACTAATTCATCAACTACATTCTCAGCAGACATAGCAGCAGTCTTATAAACTGATACATTCTTAGTTCTGATATTGAAAGCAGAAGTATGAGTAGTATCATTAATCTTGATGCTTACATCACCTGTACCAGTAATAGGTAAGTTTAATTGAGCAGTAACACCACCTACATTAATAGTAGGACGAGTAAATGCTCTAAAGTTACCTCTATTTACATCTACGTCTTTACGTGGAACAGTAAAGATTTGCGTACCTCCATCGTTACGACCTACAGCCATAGTAACTGTCTTTTGATCAGCTAAGGTAGCAGGTGTTGCTAAAAGTATAGCAGTTAAGTATACACCCTTCTCATTAAAGAAAGCTGTAGCACCTGGCGCTAATTCATCTACTTCATTGATGTCGGCTACTATACCACCTCCTACTTTCGTTCCGAAGGCTACATCCTTTAATACATACATTTTATTCATAATCTTATCTTTTAATTGTTATTCTATTAGTACGTTCTCTTGTGCGAAGGCTTGGTAATTACCATCCTCTAGTAGAGCTTTAAGATATCTAACAGTATTAGATACTATCTCTCTACAAACACTTGTACTCATATTTAAGTCGCTACCCAAAGATAGGTCAATTATATTTGGCTTGCAAATGTAGGTAATATCGACTGAGCCAAATACCACACTTGGCGTTTTGGCTAACTCCAAAGTGTCCAAAACCACCCTAGATACAGGCGATTCAGGGCGACTATTCGAGATCGAAGAATTTTCTACATCAGTGAAAAATTCTTCACTTACCACCCTTGTCTTTGCTTTTAAAGGGGTATCACCAATCGCATATCCCTTATATTCCTTAGTACTAGCATTAACACTAGTAGTTAGTAAAGGAGGTGTTTCGTCCGTACTATCTTCATCAGTCCTAATAACAGTTACGCTATTGAACACTACTGGACTCTCTATCGTGATACTATCATAATTTCCGTTTTCCCAGTAAATAGAAGCTAGTGGAGACAAAACCTCCCTCACCTTCTTCTCTAACTTTATCTTGATTGCTTTAATCAATAAGAACTTCTGTTTAGCAAACTCTAAGTCTACTATATAATCAGAAGGCAAATCATCTACATCAAATAGTGTAGTAGTGGTAGACGCTGCTAGGAGGTCTATCTTATATGCTGCTAACGTACTAGTAGGAAAGAGTAAGTCTATCTTAGCAGTATACATCTGCGTAGTAGCTTTACTCTTAGTAATAGCACACTCCCTAACGGAGTAAGCATCAAATCGGATATAGTGTAAATAATTAGAGGGAAAGCGTATAAACTCTTTCCCTCTATCATCTACTTCAATTAGTATGTTTTCTGTTCTAATTAAATCCTTAACATCGTCTACTCGTTTGGCAGTTCCTTGGAAACCTCTCTTTTTCAGATCCGCTTCCTTATTAGTTCGTTGGTTTATATACTTCTCTACTTCGTTAATCAAGAACCAATCTTTCTCTTCCGAGCGAATATTCATGGTTATCTGACTATTAATCTTCTGTAGTCCTAAGTCTATACCAACGTGCATTTCACGAGTAGTCATAGTTTAATTAAATGTTTTTAAGTTGCGCCATAATAGCGTCTCTATATTTTACTTTGTCAACTTCCGTAGAAGTCAAAAATAATACAGCTTCCGTAAGAGTACTACCAAGCTTAACCTCATTCTGCTCACCATAATAGTAAGTCTCTGTATTAGTAGGGTTGTTTATAATCCCCTTACTTACAGCTTTAAGAATAACAGATTTAACTCTAATGTTAGTATCCTTAGAAAACTTAACAAAGTCCACAGGTGATTTCTCAGCAAAACCTTCTAGTGCTAGATGTTTATCTTGCATAGTATCAAAAGCAGCTAATGGTTGCTTAAACATAATCAACAAAGCATCTACAATGCTATCCTCAGATAGAGCATTAATGAAAGCTGTTCTAGCATCATTACGACTCTTAAGTAAGACATGTGCAGCCTTAGTTTGATTTTGTTTACTATACATATAGAATCTAATCTTTGGACTAGCTTTTCTATCTTTGAAGTCGTTGGCTACTCTACCATATACTATACAGTATCTAAATAAAGCATAGTCAGCGAAGTCATGTTCCTCTATTTGAAACCCATGTACCTTCTCTAATTCCTTTAAGATATTAGCCTTCTTATCAAAAGTACTAACAGGGTCTAATGCTCCTTCTCTCTCAGCATCTTCAAACTTCTTCTTATCAGCTTCTTTCTCGAACCAAATACTAAAAGTAATAATCTTACCTTGTAGCTTCTCAGCAGTAACACCATCAGCAGGAACTCCTACAGATATGTTAGACCAATAATCTGATACATTCTTTCTGAACTCATTGTCCGAAGGGTCTATACCAATTAACTCAGGTAAGTACTTTTGTTCCTCAGGAGTAGTGAACCCTCTAAGTGGTGCTTTACCATGTAGAGCTGAACCTATCTTAACGTTATGATCTGTTGGGTCATCACCAGGAAGACTAGTTCCATCCACTCTTCTAATAGATAATTCTATTTTACTTTCAAAATTGTATTGCTTACTTGCCATTATTTTTATTGTTTAAAAAGAAAGTCCAACATGAGTTGGACTTTCTTATACATTATAAATTTACTTGTTGTGCTTAGTTTAAGTCACAGCTTAATTTGAAACAGTGAGTGTTTCTTCTAATACAAACTCCTAGAGTTTTCATGAAGTGTACAGAACTCTTATCTTGGTCAGTTGATAAAGCCAACGCATTACCGTTGTAATCTCCATAACTGTTACCTTTGATTAAAGTCATACCTTGCTCGATACCTCTAACTAAGTTTCTACCTTTTTGGTTTACCATTTGGATATTTCTCTCCCCATCGTAAGTACTCATATCTAAGAAGTACATTTCGTAAGAAGTTAATGGTAATCCAGATTCAGGATGCTTAGGCGAGTTCTCAGCACGTCCACCTTGGTCTAATAAAGGTAAAGACTTCAATGTGATAGTGTGACCATCAATATGTCTGTATGTACTAAAGTAAGCACCATATTTAAGGTTACTACCTTCACCTGTTACAAACTTGTCAGCAGCACTACCTTCTAGTAAAGCCCATCCACCTGCACCATTAGCTTCACGCTTAATAGCTGCATCAAATTCTCTAGTACCACCTACACCTGTAAATAATACTACGTCCATGTTCCCTGTATCGGTTGCTCCGTACAATACGTCACCTACAGTGTTATGTAACTTAGATACAGTCAAACGACCATAAGTATCTTTGTTAGGAATTTGGTCATCTACTCCACCACCAATTGGAATTGGGAAACCTGTGTTAGGGTCAATAGTAGTAATGTTACCATGCTTGTCTCTGTTGTAAGTTGACCACCATAAGTGCTCTTCACAATCTTCTTTAAAAGACATTTCATGTTGGTACTCTTCATAAGGCATCCAGTAGTTTGTAGTTCCACTAGCTGTCTTGAACTTAAACTCTACAGTTCTGTTCTTGATGTTACCACCAAATTCATAAGACTTTCTTAAGATAGAGATTTGGTTCTTTATCTTACCTGGCGCTTGCTTGTTGCTTTCATTACCACTAGAGTAAGATTCAGCTACAGTAGCACCACCAACCATTACCCATCTAGTTCCAGAGGTCATCTCTGATACAGGACAATAGTCATCTAAGTCTCTATAGATTAACTGGAAAGAGTATTCAAATCCAGTAGACACTCTTTCACCTTTACCTAAGATACGTAATTGCTTACCATTAGGTGTGTGAACAGTGTGTTGTTGCTTAAGCCAGTCTGTCTTAAAGATAACCTTTAAGATAGCACCTCTTAAACCAGGTTGTGCATTACTAGCGTACTCATGTGATACGATAGTATCAGAACGCTTTCTTTTACCTTGAACGTTCCAGTGGTATTCTATATCTTCGATAGAGTTGGTCTTGATACCTCCACGTTGTCCTTCTGTTAAAAAGGTAAGTGGGAACTTCTTGTTCTCATTACCCATCAAGTGAGTAATAACAGGATTCAAACTTTCACTCTTACTCATTCGCATCTTAGCTAACGAGTTGTTGTTGGTAAACCCAGTTCCATCAAAGGTTTCATGTTTAACAATTTGGGCTTCTTTAATCCCAGGAAATGTTGTAATCATTGTTCTCTTCTAATTTTAGTTAATAATACTAGTTTTATAGCATGTTAGATAAACTAATTTCATTATCCACTCGTGTTCTTGCAGCATTACCAGCATTATCACTTACAGGGGTATTGGTCTTTATCTTTCCACTCGCTCTCATTTGCTCTCGCAATGACTTAACTCTCTCGTTACTTGCTTGTCCTTTACCAAGTGTAGAGTAGTCGTACTTCTTGAAGCGTATATACGCAGCAGCTAACTTTTGTTGTTCTGTAGCAGAAGACTCGTCAAGCATATCTTGACTTTGTCCTTTCTTGTTAACAGGAGCAGATAGGTACGTAGTAAACGCACTCTTCTCAGCTTTAGGTACACTTATACCTGCTAAATCTCCTTTCTCAACAATAGCATCTACTTCATTCCAATATTTGTCAGCAGCAGCATTGTTAGCTTCAATTTGCGCTTCGTACGCAGCAGTAGCATTGGTACTCTTGTCAGCTTCATGCTTGGTAAGGTTTGCAATTGCTGCATCCACTTGTTTACCCAAAGCATTACCATCTTTGTACATCTGTACAATTGAGTCAACTTGGTCAGCAGGTAGTTGACTAATCTGTAGAGACTTTCTAACATAGGCTTCTTGTTCAGTAGCACTAAGTTTTGTAGTATCTATATCAGAGTAATCTACACTAGCTTCATAGTCAGCCATTGTACCTCCGCCTAATAAGTGTTTAGATACATCTTGTAACTCAGCATTTTGAGCGAAGAAAGCCTCCTTCCACTCTTCGTTCATATCATTAGCAACATCAGTTGCAAAATCCATGACACCTTCGTCATTGTCTGTATACACTTTATTATTACCATCTTCACCCTTAAACTCATAGTCTGAGTTGTCATGAATCTTATTAACAGCAGTTGTATCAACTGCTAGTTGATAAGCGGTTCTCGTTACTTCCCCCTCAGCATTTACTTCATCGCCATCAGCGTTTACAGTAAGTGCTTCGTCCTCCATCATATACTTAGCGATATCAGCAAAAGCACCTTTGATGTTACCTTCTGCATCAACAACGTTTCCCTCAGTATCTACAGCAGTACCACCATACTTGGTAAGTAATTCTGCCTTGATAGCTTTGTTCTCGTCAGTGATAGTAGCATCATCAACTAAAGAAAGAAGTAAGGGCTTAGCCCCTACTTCCATTTCTTCTTGTGTTTGTGTCACTGCGTCATCCCCTGTAGTAGAAGATGGTGGAGTCCTAGTTCCTTTGTCTTTCTCAGCTTCAGCAGCTAATGCAGCAGCAGCTTGTTCAGCAGCTTTAGCACTTGCAGCATCCTCAGGAGTAGGAGCAAAACCTGGCTCTATTGGGTTCTCTAATGAGATTTGATCGTCTATATCGGTGCTTCCACCAGTTCCTTCTTTTGGCATAATCTTTATTATTAGTTATAACTCTATTATTAAATTACTTTGCCGTAGCTTTCTGCATCTTGCCTTTAGCAATATCAGCAGCTACCTTCTTTCTCTTTAATTCTAAATCTTGTGTAGCAAGATTATGTGCCTTACCATCGCTATTGATTTTGTGGTCGTTCATACGAACAGTCTCAGTATCAGGTGCGTTATCGGCAGGTTCAGCAACGTCAGCTTCTTGATTCATCTTTAGCATGGTACTGTCAAGTACTTTATCGTACCCTTTATCAGCTTCATACTTACGTAACTCTCTATCAGCTTGTTCACTTTGTCTTTGTGCATCAGCAATAGCTTCATTACTTTCTCTATCAGCTTGTGCAGCACTTTGCTCTCTTTGTTGAGCAGCTTTGTCTATCCTCTTAATGATGTCCTTAGTCTTAGTAAAGTTACTACTTCCTATCAACTCCATCATCATTTCAGCTTCTGCGTTCTGTCCTAAACTAAACCCATACTCTCTAGCCATTTCAATGTTCTCATTCTCTTTCCTACTGTTCTTAACAAAGATATTGTAGTCAGACTCTAAGTGATGAACTGCATCGTCAGGGTTAACTCTAAGAAAGGCTTCTCTACTATCTGAATTGATGTACTTAGCTTTCTTTCCATTAAGATACGCTAATTTACTAATATCTAGCAAACCTGCATAATCTTTTTCCTGAAATTTTTCAAATTTTCTATTTAGCTCGTCACTAATGATTGCACTTCTGAAAATCGCCTGTTCGGTTACTGCTTTTCCATCGCTCGCTTTGGAGTCTCCGTATCGCTGCCTGTTCATACCTATTGATTCCCACCACTCAGATTTTATACTTTGTAGCAATTCAATAGCTTCTCTTATCTCTTGTCCTGCACTACCACTAAGTACTTTCATACCGTTAATAGCAATTCCAGCAGTAGGAGAAGTTTCATCTATAAACATTGTATCACTAGCATGTGTGTAATACATAAACTTCTCTTCATCCCATCCTTCTACACCTTTAGGTATAAGACCGATTGGGATTACTTTAATAGAACCTTTGTGCTTATTGATTAACTTCTCAAACTGATAGTGAGCAATATTATACAAGACTTGGTAGTTCTCACCTAGAGACGCTATACTGATAATCTTACCTGTTCGAGTTTGATTGTACCTACCATTGTATGATAACTTTTGCTCAGACTTGTTATTAAGAGACATTCTATTATAAGGCAACTCTCTTAAGTCAATATAGATAGCATTACTATCATCACCTATTCTCCATCCCTCACAGACTGTACTAATCCATCCCCATTCAAGATCTAAATCTCCTGCTTTGGGATTAAGTACATAGTCGTCTTGGACATCAACTTCAATGATTTGACCCATTGTATCTTGTCTCTTTACTATACCCATCTTCTTGAAACTCTTCCATTGTACGTGGAATACTTCTAATCCATCTACTTGGGCTAAGCTTGACTTCTTATTATAGTCGTCAGACTTAGACATCCATTCGGATGGTAGTTGTACAAACCCTGTACTTTGATGGAAGCCTGTCTCTTGATGCCTAGCTTCTAACCACTCTACGTCTTCCTCAGACATCTTGTCGTGCCATCTGTCTAGAATGTCATTGATACCCATGACTTGTCTTCTGACTCCCCATGCATCATCTTCTAACATTCTACCTTTACCTCCTTTAGGACTAGTATACTCCCAAGGCGGTACAGACTCGTAATCTACATCATCGTGGAATACTCCCTTATATGTAACTACTCTTCCGCACTTCAACCAATCTATATAACCATCTTGATGCTTGTCATCAATATCTTGGTCATATGCTATATAGTCTAGAATCTCTTGACCTGTAATAACTCTATTACTATCAAAGTCTCTATTGTATACCTCTACTTTACTCTGCAACTCTTGTTGCTCTTCGGGACTATCCCCAATCTCTAAACCTAGCTTAGCTAGATTCATAACTGTCTCTGCTTGGTAATGCTCAATAATCATAGAGTGTAATCCCTCTTTGTATCTATTGTCATCACCTGGATTACTATCCAGTACTTGTATGTTCTTAAACCTCTGATTGAACTCTCCTGCGTATAAGTTAATAACAGGTCCGATTATATCAAAGTTACGTAGTGTACTACCAAATCTCTTATACCTATCTACTGTGGTATTAAGTGGGTTCAATACGTAATTATAAGCTTTATCATCCATCAGTCCTTCCGTGACTCTATACTGTCTTAGTATGTCGTCACGGTCAGCTGTTAGTACTTGGTCTGCATAGTAGTCCACATTGTTGTGCCAAAAGGACTTACCCGTTACAGGGTCTACTATAGCCTTTTGTGCCCTTGTCTGTTTCTGTCTTGGCAGTACGTTCATATATCTAATTTAAAATAAATCTCTATCAAATACTCCTTGTCCACCATGTGAAGGTGGTGGAGGTGGTTTCCTTATCTTAGTGTGTACTAGTTCCCTTATATCATACATCAGTACAATCATAGAAGACACCCTATCGAAGTTACCTTTGTTCAAGTTATACCTCAATAATTCCTTTAGTAAGGCTTCATCGTAAATATAATGCAAATTTAGTAAAGTTCCTCCGTTTTCTCCCTTACCTCTTGGCATTAATAACCAATCTCGCAAGTATACCACACCCTCTAACTTTCTATTGACGTTAATGGTGATTCCTTTCTTTCGACTACCAGTCTTAGACTGTAAAGCCTTCTTCCATAATACTTCGGGTTCGTCAGCTAACTTGTGTAGCCACTTCTTCCCTCTAGCATAAGAGTAAACGTCTCCCCTGTCATTCTCAAACTGAATAACAGCATTGTAATAATCTGCTGCTCTAAATAAGATATCATTGAACTCTACAGTAGTAGGCGGTCTACCATTAAAGGCAGCGACCAACCTATCACCTAATCCACCTGTGATATTATTAGTCCTCTCATATACATAGAAAGAACCTAATGAATCTCGACTAGTAACGTCCTTAGTATCTTTACTCAAAGCAAATGGATCATGTACTATCCTATAGAGACTATCAGGTATCTTACCTGTTACCCTATCTCTATAAGGCATACTCCACATAGTGAAACACCCATACGCATCGTCTCCTTTCTTTATAGGAAAGTTTATAATAGGTGGGTGGAAGTGCTTAAGTTCATCCTTATCCATAAACATAGAATCCTTGAACTTCACCCCTTTAGGAGTATCAATCAAGTTACCATTCTTATGTAAGGCTCTTAGCATTGGATCTCTCTGTACCCTCTTCAATTGTTCCTCTAGTTGTTCACCTGGAAACAACCCACTACTATCTCTACTAAATGCTTCCTTAGGATTAAATGGTTCTTCCATTATATAATCCGTAAGCTTCTTAGCAGACTTAGACTTACGTTTCTTAGTCCTTTCGCCTTCCTCGTAGATTACAGCACCTTTAACATTACTGTTACCGTGTATATCTACAAATCCTTCTTTACCCATGTAACTAGGTACGAAGAAACCACATTCAGTTCCTAACTCACCTTCGTCCCATATGTTGTTCATTGATAAGAATCCATCAGCACTAGGCGCATAGAATAAGTCTTCGAATCCTTCCCATTGTTTATCTTCTCCACCACCAGTACCAAACACAATAAGTAGACCACTCAACGTTACCCCTGCTTTCAAGGTAGGCAACGTACTCGCAAGTACCGCAGCTAGTATAGGGTTCTTACCTGCTTCCTCAATCATCATGAAATCAGCAGACTTCCCTCTTAATGCACCTGCATTGTTTGGTGCAAAACTAGTAGCTAATACTACACTCTTAAATCCATACTCAACTCCTAATCCATCGTTCTTCTTATACCCGAACTTGATAAAGTCTTCTTTATCCTTAAGCCTTCGCTTCTTCCAATCTGTCTCCTTAGCAATATGCTGCAAGTAGTCATTGGTCATTTGCATTGTACCCTCGGGATATAAACTGTCCGAGTGGAACGCTGCTAATGCTGTTACAGTCTCTCTATATAAGTCAGCCCTGTTAGCCGCAATCCATCCATTCTTATATGAATATCCTTTACGCCTTGCTTTACCTACTACTAAGTGTCTACCTACAGACCTTGCTAGGTCTACTACTTTAAAGTAGTAGTAATCACTATCGTAGAACTGTGGTAAGGTCTTAACTTTCTGCTCTGCCAAGTGGTCAACGTTCTCCCCTAATAGAAGCAACCTCTCGATCTCTTCCATAGTCTCCTTCGCTACTCTCTTTATAGGAGCATAGTTTAAGTACCCGTAATGTTCCCCTGTAATATGAAGATCTTGGAGTGTGTAACTCCCATCCTTCCTTTTAACAACAGAACACGGTAAGGTATGTCCTTCCCTTCTCTTTACTTCTTCTCCATCCCAAAATGCGTCATACTCTTGTTTGTCGTAGACTGGGTGGTAGTCCGTATAGTAACCCTTCTCTAGCCAAAGATTACCTGCTGCGCTAAACTCAGCTGTACCGTAGAAGACTATATCTTTAGGGGTGTACAAGGCATCTTCGCCTTCTCTTTCCTCCTTAGTATAGACATCAGTTAAAACGCCAAAAGATTCGTCACGTTGTAACGAACCTAATAGGTTATCGGGCATCTGCTGAATAGTCTCGTAGCTCTTATAGGCTAGATGCATTTAGCTGCTGTATGTTATGTTTCCAGTCCTCGGCTAGTATGTAAGCTATATCCATGTACTGAGAGACTCCTACATTAGAAGCAAATAAGAAATCATCAGGAATACTACCCATCATAATACTATTCTTTAATCCTAGTTCTTCATCAACTAGTATCTCGTATACCATCCCTGGGTTTGGACTATGTTTAAATCCTTCTCCATCTATACAGTAAGCATAGACTACGCTATTCTCTTCTAGTTGGAAGCCTTCCTCTATCTTCTTACAGATAGTTTCTAACTTACCTACTATCACCTCTTCTGATACGAAGCCTTTAGCTACCCCATCTTGGTTAGACACTATAACCAATTTGTACCCTTTCTTCAAGTAAAACTTGATAGCGAAGAGTGTTTCATTAATGAACTTCCAATCCTTACTGTGTAAGGGGTAGGGTCGTCCACTCTCTGTAACCACTAGAGTTCCATCTAGGTTTACAAACAATACTTTTTTCATCCTTTTATATTTATGTTTCTCCCCCTGTAATAGGAAGAGTGGGAGTCTACTTAAATATCCCGAATTGCAATCCTTTCTTCTTTGGTGTAACTACTTTACCTATGTGGTGATTAAGCATATCCTGTATCTCTCTCTGCTTATATGCTATGTTAACCATCTTAGGCTCTAGTCCAGGTCTCATGTGACATATTATTAACCCATCAGGTACTAATGTATATCCCCACATTTCCATGATGAAAGCATACAGACTTAGCTGTAAGGTATACACCATACCTTTACATTCAGCTATATGGTTCAAAGGTGCTAACAACGTATTGTCAGTCCTTAAGAACTGTTCAGACTTAATCCATATACCGTTCCTCTGTATCTTCTTATAGTAGCCACTTTGAAAGTGCATTTCATCTTTGTTGGTCTTCCAATCCAAGATAGCGAATTGCTTACCTTTTACGATTAATACATCAATCATTCCTGCAATCAGGTACGTACTACTATAAATCTTCTTCTCTGCGAATATAGTGCATCCTTGATTAATATACTTCAATAATTTAAAATAAACTATCGGAAATCGTTCTTTTATTGTAGTTCGGTCCAAATCGTGCCTTGTAGCAATAGTTACGAAGTCTTGACCTGCCATAGCAGTACCTAGACTTGGTTGGATAACATCATTACTCTCAGCAGCTACATCATCCTTACTTAGGTTTATACTGTCCTCTAAGTAGTCATGTATCTCATTACCTCTATCACAAGCATCCTCTGTCATCTTATCCCACTTAGCAAATAGCATTTCTGTTTCCCAAGCATAAGAAGGATAACCCCATAGCTGACTTAGCTTACTAGGAACACCACTTATAAAGATAACCTTATCTTTACCACCATCAGGACGTACCTTGATACCTTTGTTCTTCAACATGGTATACATACCCCAGTACTTCTTATTGAAAGGCTTCTTGTACTTACCTATTACAGTAGTTGCACTAGTGTAGACTCTACCCTTAGTATCACTGTATACATGTGTAGGTGCGTCAAACAGTAGTTGGACCTTCTCCGTTTCTTTTATCATTACGTTTCTCTTTTAGTATAGATGCCTTATACTCACTCCAATTAGAATCTGCATAGGCAAGCGTCTCTTCTTCAAATGTATCTAGTATAGTTGTTTGCAGTTGTAGCATTTCATATACTTCCTTAAAAGGTATCATCACCTTGATGTATCTCTTATTGTAATAAGCAAGGGTAGTAAAATTACCACCCTCGTTTATCACTTGTTCTATCCTATCGTTATCAAAGTCTACAATGTTTGCTACAATGTTATTGTTTCCAAACCTGTCACTCATTTCTACATTAACTATTATAGGAAACCTCATTACCTTTCTCTGTTCCCTAAGTCTCCACCACCTTTCAAAGCACTACCTTCATTGTTAGCTTCTAACAACTTAGTCTTTAACACCTTGATAACATCATAGGCTTTAGCTAGATTATTAGTTATAGTTAGTATCTGATTACCTGAGTTCATCAAAGCAACTGTTGCAGCTTCAACACTTTGTTGTAGTCCTAGTTCCTCTTCTCCCGACGCTTTCTCCAATTGCTCAGTATAAGTCATTATCTTCTTCTTGTTAACCTCTCTTAACTTGTTGAAGAACTCTATATCCTCTCCCATATTATACACAGACCTACGTGCATTAATATAAGTCTTGAACAAAGCATCAATCTCTATCAGCTCTAAGTATACTTTCAATACAGGTGCTTCGTACTTATTGATTACCCAAGGCTCACCCTTTACCCCTCTTAAGTCAGAAGCAACCATACTACGTATTTTTCTCTTCTCGTCAGGCATGTCTACGAAAGCACTCATAGGGTGATAGTAGAAGTACATGAACTTAATGAAGGTAAAAGAGTGTGTCTTCTTCCTAGCATCAAAGTCCCCTTCCCTACCCTTGTCCATTGCGAACATCAGCTTGAACTCGGGTATCATCCTTAAGTCATGCTTGTTCAATAACAGCTCTCCATCTTTGATGGTGAATAACTTATCAAAATCTTTATTCATCTTCTTTCTTTATGAATGTTCTTGTATCTTCATCGTAATAGTATGCCAATGGTACGTAAGTCTGATTCTCTACCAGCTTATCATATCTATGACTACTCCTATGTATCTTAGGTAGAGCTAGTAACTCTTCTATATCTACCTTTGGTATCTTACTTAGCTGTCTCTTATGCGCCTTAGCAAGCATCTTACGCATTTCGTGATACTCGCCATCAGGTATGATACCTTTCATTTCTAATAAAGCTTTCTGCTTTAATCCTATTACATACCTATGCTTCCGTAATAGTGTACCCCATACAGGAAGTCTAACGTCTACACCTCTGTTCATTGCAAAGGTAGTAGCTATCAACGGACTCTTACAGATATCCGTTATTTCAGCTAAGGATAGGTCTGCACCTATAGCCCTTAACTCGTTTTGAACTTCTTGCAGGGAGTAAAGTTCTTCTTCTTTAATCTTAGCCATTGGATGGTTTTATGTTAGTACACTTCTTCCATACTTCTTCCCACCTAGCATCTTGCTCCTTTGTCCTAGCTGGAATCTTCCATATAGGTACATGTTGTAGTTGGTTGCTCTTAGCCATTGGATGGTTTTAATGTAAGCTTAGAGTCTTTACCTTTAAGACCTAAAGGGTCTGTTACATAATTATACTCTTCTTCACTAAGTGTAGCGTTCTTTATTTTAACGCCCATCTTATTAGATGCTTCCATCCATTCTCTTTGCCACTTAACACCCCAATCAGCCCTCTCTTGTATAGTCATAAGGGGTATACTTCCTACAGGGTTTATCTTAATTTCTTTCTTCTCCATCTGTACCGTATCTTTTATTAGCTTCTACTTTCATAGCTTCATTAATAGCCTTATGACCTGCTGGACCTGTTACATATACAGGCATAGGGTTCTCTTTAAAGACTTTCTCAACTGTCTCCATCATCTTCTCTTCAGTTACATCATACTCTATCTTCTTACTCTCAGCTTCTGTAGGTTGCCAAGACTCAGTCATTACTATCTCCATAGGCTTTCCTTTTAATCCTATATCTTCTGCACGTATACCTTGTAGAGGTAGTACCTGCTTTGGACCATCTTCTAGTTTAGCCTCTCCCTCTACTATATCATTCTCTTTTAACCATGCTTGGTAGTCCTCTTCATTCAAGTGTACTTCCTCACCATTATCACTTACTACTAGAGGATGCTTCCTTTCAAGCTTCTCTCCTGCTTCCTTCTCCATTTCATCTAGTGCTTCATCTACAGCACTTAAATCATCCCTAGCTATCTTCTGCTCTGACTCTACAGGCTTGGACTCTTCTACTCCACCCTTATCCTTTACAGGGGAAGACCTAAGTCTCTCAGCCAACAATTGCTGTTCTGCTAAAGCACCATACCCTAACAAACAGTTAAACAATACTTCTCCATACATCTTCTTTCTCCAAGGAGTACTTAGCCATTGTGCAGGATTACTTACTCTATAATCTGTACTATACAATACTATCTTGTCTCTATTCTCTAAGTTAACCACAGAGAATACAATGGTCTTAAATGGTTGTGTAGTCTTACTGCTATCACCAACAGTTGTATCACTTTTAAACGTACCCTTCTTAATAACAACTTCATATACTTTCTTTATGCCTACTTCTTCACAATTCTTATTAAGCCTTTCTATAAAAGCATCCACCATTTCCTCTAAGTTAACGTGGTATTTTACATCGTACTTCATACTGTTTCTCTTTTTAATATATTTACATTATTAACATGACTCTGTTCTGCGAACGTCCTCACCTCTTCTATAGTCATTATCTCATAACTGTCACCCAACTCTATGTTGTAATCCCATTGTAAAGGATTACTAGCTCCTACTACATGATTACCCTCATGAAGGACATCACATAAGCTCTCGATAAGAGAGTCAGGTACTTTAATATATAAAGTACCTTGTTCTCCTTTAGCTTTAATAAAGATATTACTCTCCATCCTTAGCCTTAATCTCCCCTAGTTGTAAACCTAAATACATACTACCTTCACATAGACCTCTATATACCTCAGATACAATAGAGTTCATCTTGAACTTAGTTAATGCACTAGCGTCCTTAGCTAATGTAATACCATTAGTCTCGCCTGCTCCAAAAGCAACTTCCAAGAAATTAGTTAACTCTGTGTTAAGCATCTTTCTTAACCCTACCAAGTCTTTAATCTCTTCTCCTGATAATATGATTACTTTCTCACCTTTATCAGTAGGTTCGTCAATCTCAGAAGCCTTAGTAGCTGTCTTGGTTGCTTCATAAGGGTATTCAGTACCTAATACACCTAATAACTTACCCATGTACATTCTACTCTTCTCCGTAGAGGTAAAGGCTAATGATGCGTTTCTGTTCTTAGGTAGTTGCTGTAAAGCATTTAGTATTACGTCTAACCTTACTCTAAGGTCTTTAACATCTGTAATAGTGTTCTCCATATTAGTTGGTTTTAGTTAAACTGTTATGAATGGTAAAGATACGGTTTTAGTGTGGTAGTGCCAAGCGGTTTGAAAGATTTATTTGTGTATGTCGTATTTTATTTGTATTCGTGCGTGCGTGTTCCTTAATATTCCCCCTGTAAGAGAAGATAGTGGAGTCTGAGGGGATTTATTGGATTTGGGGCGAGGATTGATTGGGGGAAGGCTCTGAGACACCTGAAAGACATAAGATAGTATTTGACACCAAGGATTTGAAAGACTACGCTGTACTAGGACACCGAACTAAGGACACAACTAGTTTGCGTACTGTGCTGTCTAGGTAAGGTGTAAGTAAAAAAATTTATATATTTTTTTGTGTGAATTTCTGAGAGACTGAACCACCTTCAATAGAACCCATAGCTAAGTCTTGGCAATCGAACCACCCGTACCTCTTTGTACTAGGTTTCAACTAGTTTGCCGCTAACTAAACTCAATAAATATCATGAAAACCTCTATACTAGTAGCGATGCTACTCTTGGGCTTCACTATGACTGTGTTGTCGTTATTCTTTTTAGCGACTTTACACAACTTGTGGTTTAGTGCCATGACAATTGCTTCTTTGTTCCTTATAGGATTCACAATAGAGCAGCTTGTTCCAACACCTAATGTGACTACATGTTAGTATCAATAGGTATAGTGCTTATTGGTCTAGGACTAGTAACACTAGTGATAGGGATAATAACCCTTATAATACAATCAATCATATCGAGGTCGTAAGCTTCGTTTCATTCCTTGTGTAGTACGTTGGACACGTACTGCATGAGGTTCTTTATAATACACGGCATATTGCCAATCATAACTCTTTAATCCCAAAACAATGGTAAAGACTAGAATACAATCAGTAGCGTTAATCAATAAGAACGCAGCAGGTGAGGTTATTAATTTAACTGTTATTAAGACTACATGTGGTAAGACCGCAATTGTACGTAAACCCAAAGAGATGCTTCAAGACTTGAAGAACTCGTATTTAATTGGTAACAACGTACAAAACATTGAGCATCCTGCTGTACGTATGGCGTTCAAAGGCTTGAAAGGTGGTATCGTAGAAGGTAACATCGAATACTCTAAGAAGGGTGACAAGTGGGAAGTAACAGAAGACAGTTTATGTATGAAGGTAGGACATCCTGACTTTGGTACTGCTAGTGTTGGTGACGAACGTACATTAGAACGTGACCAAGCAAGAGTTGTTGATGGGTTCTTAGAACTAGAGCAGAACATGCAGTACCAAGCATTGCAAATGAACGCACTTGCTATTGCTGATGCTACTGCTGGTATCGCTGATATCTATGCACCTGTAGTTGCTGAACCAACTACAACTATTAATTCATCAGGTGGTACATATGAAGTAAATGATGCTACTCAAGCTGCTGCGGAAGCAGAGTACGCTGCACAAAACTAACAATATCCCCACACATCGCAAGGTGTGTGGGTTTTACCTCTGGTAACAACAGAGATTTAACTAACATTACTAATATACTCATACATGAAGACATCACATACAATTACAGTACAAAGAGGAAAGAACATAGGACATGCTATTCAAGCATCATTACCACAATACTCTATAGCCCATGTTAGCAGCATAGATTCAATTACAAGGAATCCCAAGCTTGCAACAATTACCGTAATATTCACAGTTATAACCCAACTGATAGTCAACTAATGACTATCTTTGCATCCAATAACAGAGAATATTATGAAGACAATACATCAAGTCCTTCTAGTTTCATTACTAGTTGCGCAAATAGTTCTAATACTTATGCTAGGTTTAATTCTTATAGCAACACAGATACCTTTAGTGGTATTAGCTGGCGTTATATGTATATTCATAGCTGTTAGAGCATTTCACCACATTACGTAGGATATACCTTTGGGGGAGGGTGAAGACATGGTGCAACACACACTATGTCCACTCCTACGTATGCACACACTGTGCCCCTGACCACATATTACATGTCCCCAATACCTTTAGCTCCTTAGATTCGTCTTTGGAGCTATTTTTATGACAAAAATTCATTCACACGCCACCAAGGCACACTCTACAGGACATAGATACCATAGAGTTTATGATATTATAGTACTTTAGACACTTTAGGTACACTTAGCGTAGGAGTATGCTTAGTAGTTAGTTAGTTAGAGGGTTCGGAAGGTCGTAGATGTCGCAGTTTACGACTTACCTTACCTAGTTACAGCTGCTAGTACCTTCCATACTTACCTTACCTAGCCTATTTTTTACATCTATAGTATATTACTTTACTTAGAGCTACTACAGCCTTAGTTCCATATACTATCTCACATCACATTTCACACACAGCTAGTACAGTTATTTGTGTCACACACTATCATACATTACACATTACATTTGTGGTACATTTGTCCACATTTGTCTTACACTATCACAGCTTCCACTAGCATCACACCATTATTACTTGTTTTGTCATATTTTCAGGTATATCATGGTGGTTGTTAGTGGTTTATCGTCATTTATGTCACCTTGTACTCCACTTTGTTTGGTACAGGGTATATCATAGGTTTTTTCATTTTGATTTGTCCTACTGTCCTTATTTGTTATTTTCGATCTATTATTTGGGGCAGTAGGTTTTTTATATCATTATGTATTCACCTATTCACCCTATCACAGAGTCATATTTTTATGGCACTCATTTTGGTCACTATTATAGTATTAAAAGGAATATATACAAACTCAATGATAGCAAGGGCTACAGCGAATCCAAGTGGTCATAACGACCACTACACGTAGTCAAAACGACCACTACGATGTGGTGTCCAGTATATCCTAAGCTTTTAGGGTCATTTCGTAACTCCCTGTAATAGAGAGTATTGGGAGTCCGATGAAATATCTAGTGATAAACAACTAATCTAAACAACTAAACACCTTATGATTCCAATAATAGCAATAATAGTACTAACACTAGCAGCGTTAGTATTAATAGGAGTAATGGTAGTAGCAATACTATCAATAGTCAGAAGAGAGAATAAACTAAACAACTAAACAAACAACTTATGCAAACAATACTAACAATAATACTATTCATACTAAAGTACATACTAATAATAGGAGTAGGGTCAACAATACTATACTTCATAATTAATACACTCTTCACTAATAAGTCTAACAACTAAACACACTCATATGTCAACAAAGAATAACCCAAGTCCTATGATAGGCATGAGTCATGGTATACTAACAACTAGATACCATACTCTATTAGAATGGAAGGATGATAACCAAGAAGAGTTCAAACAAGAGTTTGGTAATAGTCCATTAAATGATTTAGCACCTGTTGTGCTGAATGAACTATATAAACGTATAATATCATAACTCATGGAAGACTACCTAAACAAAAGAATTAAAGAACTAAAGGAAGAGATTATATCATCTGATAAGAAGGCTGATACAATATCTAGAGAAAGATTAAATCACCAAGTAAAGAGTATTGAACTAACAGGTAGAAGACAAGAGCTAGAAGCTGCACTTAGACACTACAAGTTACACAACACACCAAACATACAACTAATAGCCCTACAACACATAGAGGTAGATGGTTTATTAAGATACTTAAAGTATGTTGAGGATGGTGGACTAAGATATGTCTACACTAATAACTTAGCAGTAGATGCTATTGAGTATTATGTACTTGTACAGCATATTACATTTAAAGGTACAGAAGAAGAATATAGAACATTTAAAACTAACAACTCATGAACCCACTACACATAATAATACAATTAGCATTACTAGGAGCATCATTATCTGCTGTAATAAGAACATTAGAACAACTAATACATAAAGAGATAATAGAGGCTTTTGTATTAGTCTCCATCTGTTTAATATGGGCAACAACAATCTTATCATTTATATACTTATAACCATGAAGAAGAAACTAAGACCAGAACAAATACTAGTAATAGGATTACTAGTAAGCTTATCATCAATGACATGGATAATAGCTATGCACCTTAAGTGGATGGGGCTTATGAAGTGTGTAATACTATTAGTAGTACACTTTATAATAGGAGTACTAATCATGTTGTACGCAACATATAGATCATCTAAGGTATGAAGAATCTAAGACCCGAACAAATACTAGCAATAGGTGTCGTAGTATGTATATCATCATTAGGGTGGACATTAGGTGTATCACCAACAGAATACGACCCAAACATACTAGCCCTAACGATACACTTCCTAATAGGAGTATTAATCATACTGTACGCAGTATATAAAACATGGAAATTATCATGAAACAATATACAGACATAAATGGAAAGATAGTACAAGCTATTCAATTCACAAACAAGCATAAGGATAGAGTAATACTTATGTTACAAGAGAAGCAGAACAATATCTATGGTGGTGTAGACCACGATGGTGCGCCTTTAGTACAACTACCTACATTAGATAGTTATATTGATTTACTTACAGTAGAGATTGATGAATGGTTAGTATACACACCTGATAGTAAAGACAGGATGTTTATAAGTGTACACCCAACTTCATTTGATATCTATTATACAGAGGTATCAGAATGTATAGTAGGTAGTAAAGCACCTATAGCTTCTCCATCGGAGATATATAAAGCTATTGAGCATTTACCTTTGACGCTTGAACCAATGATACCTAGGTCAGACATAGATAAGATACTTATACTTACTAGATATGATTTACACTCTAGTCAGCGTCTTAAGGATATAGATGAACTATGTAGAGCTAATTTCACTGGTGTACACCACATATGGGATAAAGCACCTTATGTAATATTTGCAGAGGAAGGTAATGTAAAGAGAATACTTAAAGCAAGACAGTAACATTATGTAACACTCACGCTGGAAACACAGAGGTCGAGTACCGCTGTGAGGTGGGTGTTATTATTAAACTAAACTAATTACTTATGCAACACTCACCAAAACATTTAAGAAGAACAAACGTTCAACTACTTAGGAAACTAAGAACTTTCATTATAGCAGAAGATATATTCTGTGGTATGTACATATCTATTAAAGCTATGGGCATAGACTATCAACTTACTAAACAACAAGCAGAACAGTTGAAAGCATACCTCAACAAGCACCAACCAAAAGTGATACAAGAGGGAGGACATTGGTTTAACAACCTACAAAAGAAGCCACGTATAAATTGGCTTAGTAATCACATAATAGAACTAAACCATGAAAAAGCAAAAGATAACACGTAAGCAGTTCTTACTAGAAGTACGTAAAGAACTTAAGTATCTTAGAACACACGCTACTAAGACAGAGATAAATAGGTTAAAGATTGAGAAGTTACGACCTACAGATTCATCAGCTTGTATCTATGGTCTAATGACTGGGGATTGTCAATCTAATAGAGCAGCAGAGTTATACTCTAAAGGGTTCTATGGTTTTCATAACTATGCATGTAGAAGAATTACAGCTGAATACACTGCATTAGAAGTATATATTGTAGAGTATAAAGAATACAATGTAAAGAACATCAAACACCTTCACCATATACTTAGGTATCTTAAAGGTGAATTAACAAGAGTAACACTTAAATAACATGGAACAACTTATTAAGCTAGCGCAAGCAAGTGTAGAGTATGGTTTCTGTTACTTTGTAGGTTACTGGCTAACAATAGCACTTATACTAGGTATACCTGCTAGGGTAATAATGTATTTATTTAGCTTACCATTAAGATGGGCAGCAATACATAGACTATCTGATATAGAACTTATCAAAAAACACACTAAGAATGGAGAAGCAAGAACTTGAATTACTAACAACACCTACTGATGAAGCATTATTAGTATGGGTACATGAAGTAAGTAGGCACTACCTATTAACAGGTAAAGAAGATACTAATGATTTAGTAACTGCATTGGGGCATTGTAGACATTTACATGCTACAACAACTGCATCAATCTTACGTAAAGGGGACTACTGTCTTCATAGAGAGAAGGCATGGTATCTATCTAGTGAAGATGCAGCAACACAAGCTAATAGTGATAACTCTCCTAAGATAGTATTTACTACAGACCCTAGTATTAGAACACTAGCTACTATCTCTAATGAAGTTATTGAGGCTTTTTGTAAGGGTACTACTCTTGTAGAGTTCCCTATTTA